CCCAAGCGAATCACAGCAAGGGATTACAGAAATGTAACCCCTTTTTTCTTATTATCAGCATATTATGTAATTATCAATGACTTATACGAACAAACGCGGTTCTATATTTGTTTCATTTTAGTTCACTATATTTCATTGTATTTCATGAAATGTGCAACAAATGTGATACCCTTGTGTGATACCAAATCTTTTAAATTATGAAGTACCCAACAGTAAGATTTGTGTTTGACCGGAAACACACAGCAAGCAAGACAACAAAAGGAACCGTTCAGATAGAAATATTATTTGAACGGAAAAGGAAATGGATTAGTACAGGCGTTAGGCTATATTCCGACCAATGGAGTGAAAAAAACAAAGTCAAGAATACAGTTCAGTCCATAGATCTGAACGAAAGACTCGATGCACAGATACAGAATATAAACGAATTTATCAACTCCCTTATAAAGAATAAGGAGCCTTTCAACTTTGAAAAGCTGGAGCATTTCCTAAAGTATTCACAGCAAAAAGAAAGTTTTCTTGACTTCATAAAGCGCCGGGTAAGCGAAAGAACAGATTTAAGAAAGGGAACTTTAAACACCCATGCCACATTAATTAACTCTCTGGAAGAATTTGGTAGAATCGTTTATTTTTCCGACATAACAACGGCCAACATAATGTATTATGACGATTTCCTACATAAGAAATATAATAAACAGACCACCGTTCATGGCTATCATAAACGCTTGAAAAGATATATAAACGAAGCTATTAAATATGAGCTATTAAAAGACAACCCATATAATAGGCTCAAATTTGACCGTGGAAAAAGCGAAGGGATAAAATACCTTACCATAGACCAAATAAAGCAAATACAAAACTTAGAAATAACATCAGAAAGCATCAGTAAGGTTAGGGACTTATTCGTCTTCCAATGCTTCACCGGTCTGTCTTATGCAGATTTGTCCAAATTCGATTTCTGCGGAGTAATCAAGAAAGGAAGCAAATTTTTTATTAGAGATATTAGAATAAAAACAGAAGAAGAATACTTTCTTATGCTCCTAAAACCCGCAATGGAAATATTGAGAAAATACGACTTCAAGCTACCGATAATAAGCAATTACCAATATAATTTAAGGTTGAAAGTCGTTCAGGAAATTGCAAGGATAAAGCAAAGCCTTCATTCCCACATGGCAAGACACAGTTTTGCGGTAATGGCTCTGAATATGGGCGTATCAATCGAAAACCTTGCCAAAATGATGGGACATACAGATATAAAGACAACCCAGATATACGCGAAGGTGCTAAACAAGTCCGTGCAAGAAGAATTTGAAAAGATGGATAGCAAGTTATAACCCAAACAACCCAGTGGGTTAAATTCAACCCAAAATAAGTGAAAAGACCCACTGGGTTATAAAATCATTCTTGCCTTTCAATAAACTCTTTTAATCTGTACAATCTGTCTATTGACGGGTTATAAAACGGGTCAGGAAAATGCTGGTTTATATCGTGTATATTCGCCTGTATGTATTTCTTTACGTCGAATATATTCTCCGATTCGCTTAACTCTATTTGAGTGGGCAGTTGAGCCGTTAAAGCCCAATGAACAATAGCCTTTACACTATCTTCGTCGTATGCGTATTTACTTTCTTGTGCCATAAAATATTTATGTATATATAAAATCAGGTGCAAATCTATTTAAACCCGTTGAAATATCCCATTATTTTATCTGATAATTCACGCAGCCCGCAGCATATATACGTTTCGGTCATCGTTACACTGGAGTGCCCTAACATCCGGCTGATAGAATACAAGTCCGCACCTCTTAAATATAAGTTGGTTGCGCAAGACTTCCGGGCGGAATGCGAAGAAATAAATTCCCACTTTTCACCGGTTATATATTCGCCCGCCTGGTACAGCTTTATACGCTTGTTTATCCCACATCGCCGGCATATACTTCTTATTGTGTCGTTAAAGGTTACATCCGAAACCTTTCGTTCATTGATACCGTATTCCCGGTTTTCTTTCAATATCCGGAGCACAGCAGGCGCCGCTGGTATCTCCGCTTTAATCTTGGTTTTCCGTGAAACATATATCAGTCTTCCGTCTACTATGTTGTCCTCTGTAAATTCTATATAATCTGAATGTCTGGCGCCTGTAAGGCAACCAAGCAAAAAGCAGTTTTTTACAGCGCGTTCCGTTTCATTGATCGGATTATACGCCAATAACGTTTTTATCTCGTCGTCCGTTAGCCACGTACTTTGCGTAGCGTCCTTTTTTAAGGTCAATATAGCCTCAAAACCTTTTGGAAAAGAATACATATCGCTGTACAGGTTAAGAATTGATTTAAGCATAGCGCAATAGGTTTTAGCGCTATTGGTGGCCACCCTTTCATTAAGAGCCTGAACAAAGTTGTACAACCTCGGTTTTGTTATGCTGTCGAATGTACATTCCACTTCGTTAACCTCTTCATACACCCGCAACACCTTTCCGTATTGCGGGTATTTCTTCAAAAACACTTCCTTTAAAGTCTCCATATTATTCACCTGATTTATTGTCTTTTGTTTTTCCTATCGCCATAGCGATTCCTATTAAAGCTGACGTAATAACCAGCGCTGGGTTGATGTTCCATAGTATTACTACCAGAACAATTGCCCAAAGAATAAAACCTAAATACATATTATTTTCTCCTTTAAATTATTCGTTTATTAAATCCGCCAACTATTTATACCTCCTACCTTAATTCTGCTTTAATCTTTAACAGCAACCAGCTTTCCGCCTTCCGTCATAACGTATTACCGATTCTCTTCCCAACAAATAAGAGTCCCCAAAGAGCGTATATCCTGCAAAACTATCGTATTTTAAAGAACCTTTACCGACGGTTTTAGATTGTCCGTCATGATACACTATATCACCTTGCTTTATTTGTGATATATGAACCTTTTCAGCGGCAAATAAATGCTTTTCCTTATTAATATGCAACGCCAACACTCCCATATCCTTAAAATTTATCTGATTCATCGTTTATAAATTCCTTGATTCTCTCTATATCGGTGCCGCTGACAAACAACACGACACCGAATAACAGCAACATAACGCCGAACATATCAACCAATTATATAAGGCTCTTTCATGGGAATATATTCCATGCCGTTGAGCTGGTATATAGGAAGGAAATTTCTAAACCAACCGTTGCCGGCATCATAAAAACCTTTAAAAACAAAATCACAAGGAGAAGCACTATTAATTATTTCAAGCTCTCTATATCCATATACGTTACTTTCTCCATTTTTCCTGATGAACTTCTTTAACCAGTTCAAGCCCTGAACGCCTTGTTCCTCTGTCAAGGGAATACCGTAACCGTCTCCGATACCTTCCAACCAATCGTAATTGATAACGTCTTTTTGCTGCTTGTTAGAACGGTTCTTCAATAACTGTAATTGCTGTTTGGTGATTACGCCGTTTTCCTTAATTTCCGAAAAGATACTTTCTAAAGTCTTCATAATGCTATAGTTTAAATTGGTAATGATTCAACCTTATAGCGTGTACACGTAAACCAATACAACACGATACCAGAAGCCTAACACAATAAGACTAAAACGTATTTGTATCAAGTATATAAATAAATGGAAGAATATTTGCAGGTGAGAAATTAAAGAAGTACTTTTGCCTCCGCTTGGGGGGGTACTTCTTTAAGTATTCCCAACCTACGAGGGTCTTAACATTGCCGTGTTAAGGCTCTCTTTTTTATTCCAACACTTAATAACACGCCTGTAAGAACAAGACCTTATATCTATCTCTTTCTTACATTACAAAGATACGAATTATTTAGTAAACAGCAAAGAATATTGCAAAATATTTTCATAAAATAATCATATTATAAAATATACAATAAACATAATACAATGTACTATATATCAAATACTTACAACACAAAACACAAACACAAGAATATGTAAATATATAATACCATAACAAACATAATAAACACTTTAAATACAATAGGAATAATTTATATTAACAATAAAACATATAGATAATATAAATATATGCAGGTTCTTGACGGAGTGTTTGACGAAATAGATTTAATCTATATTACAAGGTGTATATATAGACAACGTGAATAAGCATAGGACGCTAACGAAGTAAAATGATTAATAGATATTATCTATATGATACATACGTGATATTAATTTTATTTATTGACGGTATTGGGTGTCTTTGGCTGCGCCGTGATAGCCTTTACTTTATGTCCAGGACTGGCGAGCAACAACAATGTAAATAAAGACAAACTTTATATTATATGTATAATGCAAACCGCAAACCGCTATTATACAACAAAATACATTGCAAACACCCTGCAAAGAGCCACCCCCACCCCTTTATTTTTGTAAGGAAATCGGCGTAGTCACCTCGCCTAAAAATTTTTTATTTTCTCCATTTTCTACCAATTTGTAATGATATTTTACAACAAATCAACCATTGCATTTTTACATTTTTGCACTATATGGATGATTATTGGGTAATTTTCTATGCTTTAACGCGTATTAGTTAGAAAATTTACTTGTTTTGTAATCAGATAGTTGTATATTTGCATAATGAAGATAAAGAACATATATATATGTATTTAGCCTTTACAGATAAAAGAAAAAAGGTTATTTTCATAAAATGCGCCTATAGGAGCATGCGTTATGTTCTTTTAAACACAAAATGAGCGACTTACAATGAATAGAAGGGAATTAAAGGATTATGTGCTTGGTCTGCTGTCGCAACATTGCGACGAATACGCCTCTACATTTAGGGATATATCTTTGGTTACAAGCAATCCGGAACGTACAGACAGATACGGCAGGCGTCTTGAAGGATTGTTCCGGGAGGGGTATGGTGTTGTAACGAAAGACATTGCCGATTACCGTGTTCCGTTGTATGTTTTTACGGGAAAGATATACGAGTACATGGACTACAATGTGCTCTATGATGCCGTAGACAGGTGGCTTGAGAAAATGGGTGTTGCCGCCCGTGATCGCACTAATAAGATTATGTATTCTTACATGAACCGGATAATCAATGTCATCAGAGACCATGAGCTGCAACCCGACCTTAGCATTATGTGCTTCACTAATTGCGTGGTTGACATGAATACTTTAAAGACTTACCCGCACTCTCCTAAGTTTGACTGCGTAAAGATGTATCCTTTCAAATATGACAGAAAGGAAATATTCAACTGTCCTACCTGGAGAAGCTTTCTTGGAGAGAGCTGGATACCTACGGAAGAGCTGGATGGCGTATTGCCGGAAAAGCACAAGCGCAGGATATTGCAGATGTTCCTCGGCGCTTGCCTTGTCAACAGGAAGAATATCAGCTTCGAGTATTTCCTTATATTGCAGGGTACGGGGGCAAATGGGAAAAGCGTTATTTACAGGGTTCTGAAAGACATGTTCGGGGAGGATGAAATACTCAACATCAAGATGAGCCAGTTTGCAAGAGGTGGGGATGAGCAGCTGCGTGCCGCCTACTCTATGTCAAGGAAAAGGCTTATGTACTGCACGGAAAGCAACCGGGGTGATTTCAAGGACATGAGCATCATCAAGGCAATATCCAGCGGAGAGCCGATTGCCTGCCGGGGAATAGGCGGGAATATCACAATGATGCAGAGACCTCCTATTATGCTGTGTAATTCCAACTACCGCTGGCAGCCGAAAGATTTCCTGAACCGTGACGACCCTGACGACGAGAGTATGCAGCGCCGCGCCCTGGTGCTGAACTTTGACAAGACAATACCGGTGGAAAAGAGAGACACCATGCTTGCAGAAAGAATGAAAGCGGAACATGCCGGTATAATGGCTTGGATTGTGAAAGGGCTGTGCGAACTTAAAAAGAACAATTGGCGGATGCCTGAGAACTTGGGCGGGAAGATTGATTTGAAACTGGAACGGATACGGTCGAGCGTTACGGGAAAGGATGGGAAACTTGTGGACGGGAGTATTTCGGAATATTTCAAATATAAAGAGTGCCAGCCGGAAGAATTTGAAGGGAGCGGTTCCATAGAGCTGACATCCTCGGATATATACAAGAACTATGAACGGTTTTGTAAAAAGAACGGGGTCATCCCGGTTTCGCAAAGGAAGTTGGGCATTGACATGCTTTCACTCGGATACGCACGGGAAAAACGTGCAGATAAGGGATACAGCAATGTCTATACGCTGTGGTGTGACAACGAGGATATTGTGAATAGCTTCATGAAGCACGTTCCCAATATTGCGGAAGAGGCGAAGACCAATCTGTTTGAAGGTTGGGAATATTCGGACGATGATTTTTTGAATGAAGATTGACAGATTTACTTAATTAAATATCAAAACTATGGATTTCGGAAAGACACAAATCGGGAACATGACTTTTGTCAAGTACAAGAAGGGAGATTTGCCCTTCATTAAGGTATCAACCGTAAGCGGAGATTTCTCCGTTGAATATGGGGCAGGGAGCGTGATGTTTATGATGCTGGATAATACTCGATTGGAAGACAAAGTAGATAACCTGCCAATGCTTATAGTGCGCAACGTCCAGTATGTGGCTAACTGCATTGATGTAGAGCTGCAAGTGGATGTATTAAAGGCAATCGGGAGCGCCCTTGACCGTGCGGATGCCAATCCCATATCCGACGAAGAGGACGCCCAAATTATTGAGGAGGAAAGGAAGATGTATGAGATGAAGAAGGAAATGGAGGATAATCATGAATGAGCCAATACTAATAACTCTTAAAAATGGGGGAAAATTGAAAGCGATAGAAGATGCGTTATGTGACAAGAACGGATACAATGTTAGATATTTAGGAGAAAACGGAAAATATTACTATCCCTCCGATATAGCTTCAGTACTACCGTTAGATAAAGGTAAGCAGATAAATGAAAGAGACTTTTGCTATCAGATAAGAAAAGACAAAGAGGAGTTGGAAAGGAAAATAGAATCAATGCTTTTGTCCTTCTCATATCAGTATGGCGGAATTCATATAGATTCTTCCATCAAGGAGTATGAAACAGCCGATGCGGAGATAGGTAAAAAATCCCCGATGTTTGCAGTTTCTTTGGGAATAAGAATTTAGCTATGGGAAATGAGTTCGGGAAGAACATATTTTATCGCAAAATGCGGCAGTAAATACTTACACGAATTGGTCTAACAGAAATACACTTCTTAAGCCGGGTATCACTTCCCGGCTTTCTTTTTAGCAGCAAGGTATAAGGAACAATTATTGCATGAAAGTGGCAAATAGAAATGCACAGTGGCGTCCTCTTCCTTTATTTCGTCCTTTTTGATTTGCGTAATGTCTGCTATCATTTTAGTAAGGTCTATCCATCCCTTGCATCCCTCTTTCCCGTCATATTTCTTACGGGCAGCGATAAGTTTACGAAGTTGATTTTCTTTTGATAGCTCGGAAGCAATATCTTCCTCACTAATACCATCTACCAATATATCATCCTCTTTCTCGCTCTCTTTTTGCCTGCGTTTAATCTTTCTGCTTGCAGAGGTCAAATAGTCCATGAAGTCTTTATCGTCGGACAAAAGGGTATTCATGTTTTTCTTGTTTATCTCCAGGTTATATACCGGATTGTAAAGACCGGAAATAAGATAGGCGTCCTTGTCTTTCCATCCTAACGCTAAAAGGTCGGCAAAAGCCTTCTCTTTTATACTGATTCCCGCTTTTCTGCATTCAGAACCCAATCCTTTGCTGAATGTTATTTTTTCTTCCTTCCCTCTCAACATATTATTATGATTTTTAATTATACAAACACAAAATAGCAGCAGCATCTTATATGCCACTGGTTCTGATAGTCGGATATGGGATGATAGCCAACCATGCTGTCGCAATAAGAGCATGGGTAACTGCTCCCACGGTACGAATAAAAGCCCGTATATCCTTTATCCTTATGTTCAAGCCCCCAAAACAACATCCATGCAGAACCTACGGCGAAGCGGGTAAGGGTATTTAACGAGTTGTAAGCGGAATTAGACTTCCCTACCCCATAACTCACACCATCTGTTTTAATACGCGTGGCAGCAGCCCCGCCATTATAGGCCGCCCGCTTAAAATAAGGATTGGTATAAGGTGAATTAAGATAAGACTTTACACTACCCTTTATTTTATCTTTCCCGATTCCGGCTATCAGACCGGCTGCAATGGCAGCTTCCACTTCATACAGAAATCGGTTGCAATAAATGCTGATACGCTCTGATAATGTCTTCCCGTGGTCTTCCCTGTTTATAAAATCTACAATTGCATCTCTTTCCTCCTTTCTGTCATATACAGAAAGAGTTTCCGTGTAATCGTAAATTAACTCACGCAACTTACGGAGTACTTCGCTTACGTCCCGCTTTAAGTTCTCATTTGCAGAGAACCGGAACATTGCAGGCTGAATATCATACTTGAATGATATATCTATAATCTCTTTTGCCGCTTGTACAAGAAGCTCCTCCAAATGACTTTGCATAGATATTTCAGCCTGCAAACGTAATTTTATGAAATCCTTGGCATCCTGTATCTGTTTTTTTGTAGGTTGCTTCATAGCTTGTCGTCTCCTGCCGGATTATGTTCAACTTCATTATCTGTGTCGGATACCTGCTGGGATTTCAATTTATAAAGAATATCAGCCTGCTGTTCTTCTTTCTTTTCTTTCATAATCCTATCCCAGTCACGAGGATTGCTATACATCTGAATTTGCTCATTTGCAGTCTGTCGGGACAAGAACCCGTTTTGAACAGCAACTGCAAGATTTTGTAGAAGTTCAGATTCATTCAGATGTATATACGGCTTTATCCAAGCATATACATTCAAATTTTGCAAGTCGATAAGATTTTCGGTTTCCACCCCATAGCCATAAGTGAATATCTTTACCATATCGTCAATGAGATGGTTATATTCTTGGGCATCCTTCATGGCATTTTCAAAAGCAGGAGAATAAAGCAGCTTTATGGCTACACCTGGAAGGTCTCCGCTTCTTACTTCCGGTGGAATTACCGCAAAAGACTGCTCATAAATTAACTTGTATAAAGTATCAAGCTGCTTGGTAAAGGCAGTGGAAACATCTTGCTTGTTAAGATAACCGGCTTCATCATCCGGTCCCATTGATATACACTTTATAGTGCCATCAATCCCGCCCTCTATATTAATACTATCTCCCTCGCCTTTGAAATACATAATCGGGAAAGCGTAAGCTGTATTGTTTTGTGACAATTGCGAGAAAGCAAGTTCATATTGCTCTATGCTGTCTTGTGAAGGAGACCAACAAGCGCCGGCTTCATTTCTGTGATAAGCCACAGGGATAAATGTAAAGCCATGTTCCTGAGAAGATACAAGTTCGTATCCGCTTAATCCAAACAAGTTCTTTATCACTTGCTTTATTTTGCTGTACGCCCCTTTCCCTTTTCTAAAGCGACGGAGATATTTCTCATCCCAAACTTCAAGCCAGTCTGTAACTGTATTTCCATTATTGTCAAAATCGGAATAGGAACGGGCAAACAATGTAAGTTTTCCTGTAACATTATCGAAATGGGGATATAACGTATCTCCTTTCTCAAAAGAAAGGACTTTCCAATAGAAAATTCCTTTTCGGAGATAACCTACAAATGCTGTGTCCCCTGTTATCTTTACGGATTTTGCCGCTTCATACCATGCTATCTCCATGTCCTTTACAGCCCATCCGGTTCGAAACTTAAAAAATGTATCCTTTACTTTTTCATTTTCGGTATCCCCTTCCAACTCAAATTGAATGTCGTTTCCACAAAGATGAACCAGGTGTTTGATTGTTATAATCCTCTGAAACGCAAAAGCACATCTGATAACGGACTCTCTAAACCACTCTTTTGTTTCAGGGTCTTGTCTTAATCTGTCCGGATATACCAATGGGTCATTTATAGCATGTCCGGACGGCTCAAATTCCCTCAAAAAATCCATTTGAGTTATTATCTGATATGTCGGATTATCTAAAGGCTCATTAACGGACAAGCTGCCAGATATAACCCCAGCTGCTTGTTTGTATCCGTTCGGCAATATTCTCCGAAACGGACGGCGTACCATAATCTGTCGTGTACTTATATTCTCCATAATCCTTTTGGTTTAGTGTGTTGTTTTCTTATATCAAAAATCTGTCTGTAAATCATAGCCTCTATAAAGTCGGGAGAATGGCCGACGTACTTTTTCATCACTTCCTTTTTAATTAAAGAGAAGCCTTTATCTGTGTCTGCATCCCGGATGGCTTTGCGTTCTTTCATCAGGATATTATAAAGTGTCACATCTGAATATCCGTTTCCTGAAAACTTACGCGACAACAAATCGGGGTTAATCGAAATTTCATCATTCTTAATCTTCTTAACGAGAATATCAGCGCATTGTGATTTCAAGGAAGAATAAATATATTTGATTGACTTTTCATCAGCCTTTGCCATCGGAATTGGAGCTGCCATATTATTAAACTTGACCGCGTCTGGGAATTTGCCCTTAAAATCCTGTCCAGGCCCATTCAAGTCAAAAACAAAGTCCTTCTCCAGGACTCCCCATTCACGCAACTTATATGCAACGCACTCTTCCGTCCGCTTGGAGTTATCCCGGCTTACATATACGTCCTCGATATGGTTCCCAATCCAAAACCATAGAACAAGATTGTCTCCGCCTTCATACGCAATATCACATGATACCCTTCGCTTATTATCTCCATATTGGGCGGAGTTGTTGAAGAAACGCTCCATGTGTTCGATTTTAAGAATATCGTCTCCAGCCGCTTTAAAATTCCAATTTCCTTCGAGGTCGCGAGCGCGGGATTCTTCATCCTGCTGGGCAAGATTAGCCGCATAATTTGAGTCAGCCTCAATCAATTTGATATTATCCTCCAAACGTGCCCGTATAAAGACGACTGACTTGACAAACATTGTTTTCTTATTAAATCCCAATTTTTTGTAAGAATCATTCCAAAGAGGGTCTATGATGGATTTACATTGTTCATATACCTCTTCTGGCGTGTCTCCCCAAAATATATTATTGGGAGAATCTCCATCCATAAAACAATATCTTTTCTTTCCATCGCGTTCTGGCATAGGATTCCCATCCTCTCCTATCCACCAATCTATAAAAACGCGCACCCAGCTATCCGGATCCGGATTACAAGTACCCCAAAAACGGTTTTTAATACCATAAGCGTTACGGTTGCAAGTGATAAGGTATTTAAACTTGTCATAAGAACAATGGGTTATTTCGTCTATACCGATATAACAGAACTGTTTACCTTGAAAGCGTTTCTTGAAATCCTCAAAATTATCAGCAAAATAAGAAAACCACAGTTTTCCCGCGTTTTCTCCAAAATTCCAAGTCATATCCGATATAGAACGGTTATAAGTTCCAAATTGGGAGTAAATAAGATACGACGTGTTAATCATATCTCTAAGGTCATCTTTCTCGTTACGCAGAAGAACGGCATTAAAACGTGGATTTTTAATGTCTGGCAAGGATTCCATTAATAAAGTAAATGTTTTTGAACCGCCACGATTTCCTCCCATAATAACAATGTCGGCATCGGAAGCTAATGAGTTCTCCTGCCCGCCGGATTGAGCTATAACATTGAAATCATTTTTCAAATTGCGCAACCTGTCTATGTATTCATAACTGAATACACCCTCTCCCTTTTTCGTATATACAATCTTGTCGTGTTCCATAAAAAAAATAAGCCGGCGTATGCAGTATAAATCCGCACACTCCGGCTTGAATCACAGCTCTATGAGTTATATATAATGCAAATATACGATTTATTATAAATTTTCTAATATTTCTCATATAAAAATACACATAAAGCATTGTATTTTAGAAAATATACTATATATTTGCAATACTAAATCATGTGATATGATAAAGATAGACGCTAAGCTGGATGAAAAACAGACCAGCGAAAAAGGAAATTTTGTAACATGTCCGGTGTGCGGGCAAAAGTTGACCGATGTGAAAATAATACACGGTAGCGTATTGTTTAGGACTGTATGCCGAAGATGTCGTAATTTTATCAGCGTCAGAATAGAAGAATAGCAATTTTACATATGCAAGCCTAAGAGCTTATTAGTGCACAAAGCACTGATAGGCTCTTTTTTTTATAACACAAACTAAATAAACACGATGGAGAAAGAACAAATCTTATCCGAACTGACGACCAGATTAGGACAAACCAGTCTTTCGTCACAGACATTAATGAAGTACATAGAATTGAATCCGGTAGCGGAAGGAATGGAGCCTGATGACGTTTATTATAGCAAGGCAACATCCTTTCTTCAAGGGATGCAGGGACAGTACAACCACGATGTCGCAACACAAGTTGAGAGTTTTAAGAAAAACTACAAACCTCAACAGAGTTCTCCTGACTCAGGAGAAGGAGCAGGAGACAACGTCCTTGCCGACAAGCTAAAGGAAATGGAAAATGAGATTTTGCTTTTGAAGGAAGAGAGGGAGGCGGAGAAAAACGCCGCGTCAATCCATGACTTAAAAGTCCAGTCTATGGACTTGTTGAAATCTCAAATTGAAAACGGGGGCAAAAATATCTGTAACGATGAAATCCTGAATATCGCCATATCAGACGTGAAAATCACCAAAGATATGGAAGTGGAAGAAATTGTCAGTTGCGCCAAACGCAATTATGAAAAAAGATACAAGGCTATTTTCGGAAATGGCGCTTCCCCGAGTATCAACCAGTATGCAGAAACCGGAGAAGAACAGGCAAAAAGCCGCCGTGAAGCATTCAAAGACCGGCTAAGAGCGCAAGGAAAACTTCCTCGAAAACAATAAACACATTAAAACAGACAAAGAATGAGACAATTAGGAACTTTCAACACTATCAGTCAATCCCGGTCGGGATTTGGCGGAAATTTTCCTGTTTGGTCAAGAGTAAGAGAATTATATCAGGGTGGTGGTATGATTGATGTCGCCGGAATGGGATTAAAGCCTGGTGATATTATACATGCCGGCACAATGGTAAAATTCAATGGAGCAGGCAAACAGGTAGAGGTAATTACAGCAGATGGAGTGACTGGTGCAAAGGCAGTAGTGACGCTTACTATCACTAAAAAGGCATCCGGAAACGGGGATTTGTCTATTGTGTTAGGCGGGAAAAGCTATTCGGTTGCCGTAACAAGCGCATCAGAAAGTACCCCAGAACTGGTAGCTACCAAAATCGAAGGAGCAAAATCTTCTTTTGCAGAATGGGATGTAAAACGTAGTGGGGCTACTGTGACTTTCACACAAAAAACCGCTGCCCAACTTTACGCATACATGTTTATTCCAGGAAATACCGGAGTAACGGGAGATATTGAGGAAACTGTCAAAGGAGTTCCCGCCGGCGGAGAGCTAACCGATGTCAACGGCCTTGTATTTGAAGACGTATGTATCCCTGAAGGCTGTATCCTTGCAACATGCGCAGTTGTACGCGCAGGCAGAATTTATGCAGACAGGGTGTTCGGTGGTGGCATTCCCAAATCGGTAGAAGCACAGCTGCCTATGATTGAATTTGTGCGAGAGTCTGACGAATAAAGAAAGGAGAATAATATGTACACAAGAAACAAAGAATTTTACGACATTGTAGGGAAAGGCCTTGCAGCATTGGGATATACTGGGAATAAACCGCTGGAAGCATGGATTAATGACATGTTTGCCGAAAAATACAATGCGGAACAAACGTTCTCCCAAATGGGTTTCCCGTTAAATCCTAATATTCCTCTGAATCCCACATATGAGCAGATAGAAGCAACAGTCCGTGCATACACGCTGGCTACCTATGTGGATATTGACAGTGATGGTGCAACCAAATCTACAGACGGAATGTCCCTGCAAATGGGTGGATTGCCAACCTTCAAGCATGAGATTGTATTGAGCCGCAAAATCCTAAGAGAAAAAATGATGCTGATGGATGCCATTGGCGGTACCACTCCGGAAATTGAGTCTACAATAATGGAGCTTCTGTTTAATGGAGTGGACAGCTTACTTGGTGGTAACTACAATACATTCCTATACCAGCGAAATCAGGTTGTATCCAACAAAGGTAAGCTAATCATTGACGCAGCTAACAACCCGCTTGGTATTGCATTGACTATAGATTTCGGCGTGCCTAAAAAGAATATCAAGGATTCTATCTGGTATAAGAAGCCGGAAAGCGAAGCGGTGCAGGAAGAAGCTTTGGGTACTACAATAGACCCGATAAAAGTCATGAGGCAAGTCAGACGCGATTCCCAAGAAAAGGATTTTGCCCCTGCTGGTCACTGGGAATGCTCCAAGACGACCTTTGAGGATTTGATTAACCTTCCGTATTTCCGCCAAATGTACACAGTTGCGACACGCCCGGATATTTCCGATAAAGGCATGCAGTTGGCATTTGCTAATCTTGTCCCCGATGAAACAATCAAAACTTTCATTGAAACGCGTATCGGTGCTGAAATCAGAATTGTCGATTCAATATCCGTAGTGGAGAAATATGACAAATCTTCCAAAGCTATACAATACAAGAATTTGCAAAGCTTTGAAGAGGGGGTATTGGCGTATGTTCCAAATGAAGACCTGGGTGATGTACAATGCGGACGTCCTATTTTCATGGAAACGCCGGGTGCTCGTACGGCATTGTATGACGGTGGCCGCACTCTGATACGTCAGGTATTCAATGATGAAACCATGACGCAGGTAATCAAATCAGAAGTGACCGGATTGGTTGTTCCTAATAAGGTTCGCTGGTTCTACTACTTGAACATTAAAGGTAAATAACCATGAAGGATTCTCAAAATACAAATACTGGCACTACCATAGAGGAATATCTCCGTGGTTGTGTCGGTTTTGAAGTTACGGACAGTGCTATTTCCACCATACTGATTGACAGGGGGATTGCACGGGGGACGGATGTCAGCACGTTGGAAAAACGCCAGAAAGACTTGTGCCGGGCAGACCTTTATATGTGGTGCGCAAGTACACCGAGCGTAACTGGAAGCGTAGAGGATGCCAATGGTGTATGGAAGCACAAGGAGGGTGGTACACAAAGCTCTGCCTATGACAAACGTAACCTTCGGCAAATGGCAAATGACATATACGCATTGTATGGAGAGAACGTCCGTAAATCATCTGTCAGAATTGTCAACTTGGGTATGAACATGAATAAAAGGTATCCGCTATGAAAGTAAATAATCCACGTTTTCCGCATACATGCAAAGTGTATCGTATTTCCGGAGAAACATCTTTTGATGAGGGAAGCGAAACAGTGCTGTATGAAGGAGAATGTAACAAGTACGGAAGTTCCAGCTTAAGGACATTCACAAAAAGCAATGTGATAAAAAGTGATTATGCGATAGACATTCCCGGTCTTGTGAAAGGTATTCTTGCGGGAGACCTTGTGGACGTAACCGATTACGGTAGCTCTTTTGAAGCATGTACTGTTACGGATTGTTATGCAACTGAAATGGGGACTACATTGTATTTCAATATGGCTAAAAATTAAGGTTATGGAAGATAATGCTAAAGTCTTGGAAGAAGGCAAAAAAAAGATGAGAAATATCATTGATGAATATTTGCTGGATAGAATAACAGAAATCGGAATCAGACTTCTGCAAGACGGAGTAGTATCAGCCAAGTACCATAATGTAACCGGAAATACTCTAACTTCATTAGCTGTTGGAATTTATTACAGAGGTGGATTATCTCGTATAATTACCGCCGTCGTGACACAAGGATTAAAAAATCCCACCCGCCCCAAGCTTAGCAGAGGAGACGGCATTGGCGTGATAATGGTCCAAAGTTACGAAAGTGGTAAGTTTATTCCCATAAAAAAATACAACTTGGTTGACACCAACGGGGAGTACGGTTTAACCACTTCTGTAAATTTCCTCAAAGCATATAAAACTCCAAGTGACGGCATAGGATTAGTGATGTGTACAGGTACGGAATATTCTAACTACTTGGAGTCAAAGAAGGGGTTAAATGTATTGTCAGATACATTTGATTACGCGGAAAGCATTGCTAAAATGACCTTTAAACCAATGAAATGATATGGGGTACGAACAGGATTTTAAATACAAAGACGCGCTTAAATCATTGTTTGACGCAGCAAAGACGGTAAGTGAGAATGTGTTCACAAATGACCGTCCCGCTGCTGTGCCTAAGCAAATGGATAATTTCATTGTGGTGTCATTGCCCGGCTTGTTGTCTTCCATGACCTATGGCAGCGGATTTGGGAATATTCGTACCTATTGCACTATTGAAGTATATGTCAGACAGAAAAAGGGAGGTGCGGAAGATTTGGAACAAATGGACACTATTGTAGGAGATATTCTTTCCCTATTCCCTATTAGCGACAATTTCATAAGTGCCTCAAACCCCAAATTGACCTTGAAAGGAAATGACGGATTAGGGTTCAGCGCAACATTGATAAGGACTGACCTTGTGATAAAATAAACATAAAATAAAACGATTAAAACTATTTATTATGGCAATGAAAACAAAGCAGGAATTGAAAGATGTATTTAGCGGTCTTTCATCCATTATGTTGGTAAAGGGTGGCATTGCAGATTTTGCCACGGTAACTCCGGATTTTGATTTGCCCGTTACCGTAGATACCCTTTCCTTGTCTCAAGCAGAACCGACATTAAACCGTACAAAGGTGCACGGTCTGCAAGCGGATTGGGCTGTCACCAGTACGGCAGGAGATATTACTTTCGCTGCTACCGTTCCAAGTGTAAGCAAGGAATTGGTAGAATATTTTCTTGGGAAAACCACTGAAATTGCGCAAGCGACTATCAACAACCAGCAATTCAAGGGATTCTCTGCTGTGCTAAACAGCAAGAAACTGAACGTAGGATTTGCGCTTATAAGTGACGACGGAGAAAAATGTCTGCTTGTAAAAAGAATGGCCGTCTACGCACGCCCTTTGTTTGAGAATGCGTCCACTACCCCATTCGGTTTTGCATTAAGTGGCACCATTGAACTTGAAGATGGTGCTTCGTCCGGCTCTTCTTCCGAAGATAATATCGCTTTCTTGACAAAAAAAGCCGACTGACCGTAGCTCCAGCTTCCCTGTCTTTTACCAGCGCGGCAGATAATACAGGGAAAACCATTACCGCAACAACCAAGGAAAGCTCTGTCTCTGCTTCATCAACGGAAACATGGTGCAAAACCTCGGTTAGCGGGAAAGTGGTGACGGTCAAAGTCGACGAGAATAGCGGAGCAAAAAGGGCTGCTACGGTCAGCATATTCACCGCCAATGAGTTCAGTGCGGTGGAAGTTACCCAGGACGGTTCTTTGATTTAAAAATATGGCGGTGTGCGTTATTGCCGCCGCCTTCTCCTTTTTCACACATTACAATAACACAGCATGAACGATAAAACAATAAATCAACCTACCACAGCAGAGCAGAAAACGCTTGACGACGTGCTGGAGAACAGCATAGATTATATTACGATAAGAGGAAAAAAGTTCGGTATAAAATGGCTGCACCGTGGAACAATACGAAAATTAACCCATGTCTTGCATTCCTGCAAAAGCGAGGATGAAGTTACTGCCAAATGTGCCTCTCTCATTATTCTGAATAATTGGTGGAAGATAAGACTTTTCCATTGGATATACTGGCGTATGCTATGGAAAAAATACACAGACACAGAGTTAACCGATATTGTTGTTATCGGTAAAAAAAAAGTGGAATTGCAGAAACTGGAATACTTGAATGCTACCATGTTCTTGACCGGAATGAGAGACACGATAATGACGATGACGAGAAAGGAAGCAGAACGTATCCTTCAAGAACTTCGGCAGGAGCAGCATTTGCAAACGGAGAAAAACATCCGGAGCTGACACGTCCGTTAATTCTTCTTTGGGGAATGATTAATATCCCTAATTGGTATATGGATTGGGTATTGACCTGCGCTCAATACGAACTTCTGATGTGCGATGCTCCGATTGTAGTGTATGACAAAGCAGACACAGAACAAAAAACGCACACGGCCAAAGAGATGGAAGATTTAAAAAGGAAGTGGGAAGAAAAGAGAAAAGAGCGGGAAATGAAAGGGCAAAGAATTTCCCTCAATGATTTTATAGTAAACGGTATTAACGCTATCCCCAAAGATACAAAACAAGAATAGATATGGCAGACCTCGGAAATTTGAATTTTGGCGTTCACTTGAAAGATTATACAGAACAAGAGTACGAAGCTATCAAGAAAAAACTTGTGAATATGCACGTCACGACCAGTGCAAAGGTTGGATTAAAAGTAGATATAAAGGAGATTGAAGACAAGGTAGAAGCCTTGCTGAAAAACAAGACCTACAAAGTAAAGCTGGATGTAGATAGCGAAAGTATTAAAAAACTCAAGGAGGCTTTTAAAGGGCAGGGCGTTGACGCAAGCGAACTAAGAGCCATGAGGGGAGTTTCACAGATAATCCGTGCAGATGCTTATGTCAGCTCTCAAAAAGCCCTTGAACAGCTTAGGATTGCCCGAATGCAGGCTGCAAAGGCTTCCGATACACACAACGCGGCAATGAAGAGGACAAACACTACAATGTCTTCTCAATCACGGATAGCCGGGGAGTTGAAAAATCAAATCGCCAATGTGTATTCCATATACACTTTAGAGCGTTTTGTAAGGGGATTATATACTATTGGCGGAGAGTTCCAGAAGCAGCGCATTGCACTTACTTCCATTATCGGAGATAGCATGAAAGCTGAAACCATATTCAACCGTATCAAGGATTTGGCGGTTGTCTCTCCGTTCCAGTTCAAAGAACTGGCTTCATACGCCAAACAATTGTCCGCATACAGCATCCCGTATGAAGAACTTTATGATACAACCAAGAGACTTGCCGATATTTCCGCAGGTGTTGGTGTCGATATGGGGCGTATCATATTGGCGTACGGACAGGTACGTAGTGCGGCATTTCTCCGTGGACAGGAATTGAGGCAGTTTACAGAAGCAGGTATTCCTTTGGTGGATGAATTGGCGAAACGGTTCACTAAACTTACGGGAGTGGTAACTTCTGCCGGAGACGTATTCGACAAAATCAGCCGGAAAGAAGTTAGTTTCGGAATGGTAAAAGATGTTCTTTGGGAGCTGACCGATGAAGGTGGGAAATTCTACAACATGCAGGAAGCCCTTGCGGAAAGTCTTGCTGGTAAGTGGAGCAACTTACAGGATGCATGGGACGTGATGATGGCTGACATTGCGGAAAGCAATAGCGGTGTGCTTTCGGATAGTTTAGAGTTGCTTACTGATTTAATGAAACATTGGGAGGCTGTCGCAGATATACTTGGTATACTTGTTGGAATTTATGGATCTTATAAAACGGCTGTGATAGCTGTAAATATAGCACAAAAGTCTTCTTTTGCAATCAGTCAAATGCAAGCGTATTATACATGGTTAAACAAAGGAGTCAAAGTCACCAAAGCAGCCGCAGTAGCACAATGGGCACTTAACTCGGCAATGAAAGTCAATCCGTGGGTATTTTGGATAACCACATTAGGCGCTATAGTTACAACATTGACAGTATTCCAAGAAAAAGTTGAAACGGTTGCTGAAAAAACAAAAAAGCTAAACATTGAGTTCTCGAAAAACATAGAAAAGATTAAAGAAGAGGAAAGTAAGGCTAAAGGATATATCTCTCGAATATTCGATAAAACAAACGGGATTGACGCTCAAAGAAGGGCATATCTAAACCTTCAAAAAATATATCCCTCTCTCTTTGAGAATATGAAATTTGAACAATTCCTTTTAGAAGGAGAGTATCAAGCTATCCAAAAAGTAATATCCGCCTCGAAAGAAAGAGAAAAAGTAAAAAGCGCAGGACTTGTAATCGGTGCGACCAATAATAGAAATGAAGCTCAAAGAGAACTTAACAGATTGAAATCTCGCAGAGAATATTATCAATCACTGGACGGGTATGAGAATGTCATAGAGTCCTTAGATGAAGACATAAAAAAACAAGAAGAGGTTTTATCGCAAGCTCAAAAGACGTTGAATGACGCATTAGAAAATTATTCAACCTACAAGATAAAGAAAGATGACAAAAACTCTGCTTGGTTCAAGAAAGCGACCGAATTGTATGAAAAATTCGGTATAGAAAGGCTAAAGCCTGATGCAGAAGGTGGTCTGCAAAAATACATAGAAAGTATAATCGGTGCTAATGAGGATGCGTCCTCTACTCTTAGCGAATGGACTAAAAAAGAGGGTGAATGGAATGAAGAAACTCGTAAAAGTATAGACAAAGCCAAGCTGTTAAAGAATGCCACAGATGAAATATTGAAAACATTCGGGCGTGTAACCAAAGAGACCCAAAGCACGAAAGACCCTATCGCTGAACAATGGGAAGCCCGTACCGACCTCATAGACAAAGCCGTTTCCAGCTATGAGAAATGGAGAAAGATAGAAGGAGAAGAAGCCGCATCCCAAAGAGTAAAGGGCATTTCTGAATTTGCCCCTATCTTTGATAAGAACGGAATCAATTTGGACTTAAAAGACCCAAGCAGGGCTTACAAATACATCCAAGGGCAGCTAGACCAGAGCAAAGAGAAGCAAGAAGATTTATACATTTCTCTTGGTGTCAAGATTGACAAGGCGGGAATTGACAGTGCGAAGAAAGAAGTTGATGATGCCTTAAAGGAGATAGAGAAGTACGTTTCCCAAACCGGAGAAAAGTGGGATTTATATAAGAAGCTATTCAATGCTTCCGGAAACAAATCTCTTTCCATGAACATCGCTTTCGGCGGAGAGGTCTCATTCAAAAGTGTAGTAGATGATTTGCGCAACCAACTTTCCAAAGCGCTTGAAAATACGGGAAGTAAATTCTCCGTTACAGATGTCCTTGCCATGAAAGAGGATGATGTAAAGAAGCAGTTTGGGGAAGGAGTAATTCTGAAACTATACCAATCAATCAACGAGGAAAGTAAGAAAATGCGTTCAGAAAGCCTCGAAAACCTTTTAGGCATGATAGAGGATTATAAAGATTATGCCCAAAAAATAAAGGATATTGAGCGCAATCTTCAAAAGGACTTGGCAGATATTGAAAGCCAAAGAGGTCAATTAGGCGAAGAAGCGACCGACAAACTTATAGCACAAAGGAAAAAGAAAGCGAGCGAAGATGCTGCATCAACCAAATTTGAACAATTCAAGAGTTCGGAAGATTGGGCTAAAACCTTTGACGACCTTGACAGACTTTCTTCTGCAACTCTTAGCAGGCTAATCAAGAACCTGGAAGAGTTTAAAAATACGACCGGGCAAAGTCTAAAAGTCAACGAGTTTAAAGAGCTTGTCAATGTATTAAAAAAGCTACGTGACGAAAGTGAAAGCAGAAACCCTTTCAAGACATTATCAGACGGAATAAAAGAGTATGCGGAAGCCACTGAAAAACTGAAAAAGGCTCAAAAAGAACTTGGGTTTATCCAGGATGGCGGTGAAGTTACTACTGGTGTTTCTGAAACGAGCCATACGGGAACCAAGAAAACGGATGGCGGCTTATCTTATCAGGCTAAAGTCGTCGATAAATTAACTCCAAAATTAAAAACATTAGCCGATGCGGAAAAGGAAGTCACTGATGCACAAGATAAACAAAATGAAGCTTCCGATAAAGTTCAAGTAGGCTTTGGAGATATTGTCGACATGGCTAATCTTCTTATCGGCACTTTGGGAGATTTAGGGTCAGCATTTGATGCCTTAGGGAATGACAATATAGGAGACACTCTAAGCACTGTACAAGAAGTTGCGGGTGGATCATTGAATACAGCTCAAAGCGGAGCTACCCTTTTCGCTGGTATATCTTCCGGCAATCCGATGGCTATCATGCAAGGGGCTACGGGTATAGTCAGCGGTATTACCGGAATAATAGGAAGCATAGCCAAAGCCCATGATAAGAAGCTGGATAAAGCAATCCAACGTTCGCAACTGGAAGTGAAAAAGCTTTCCAATGACTATAAGAACCTTCAATCTGTCATAGAACGGCAATTGGGTGCTGTTACCCAAAGCCAATCCAAAGAGATGATTGCAAATCTTCAAAAGCAACAAGAAGAGGTGCAAAAGCAAATGGAGGCGGAACAAGACAAGAAAGATTCGGATGCTTCTAAAATAGAGGACTACAAGCAGCAGTATATCGAGTTAGGCGAGCAAATCAAGTATTTCTATGAAGATTTGGCAAGCGAACAATTCGGTATAGACTTAAAGGGATGGTCAGACCAAATATCAGAAGCGTTAGTCAATGCGTTCGCCAACGGAGAAGATGCAGCAAAGGCTTTTGATGATACGGTGGCTGATATAATGCGCAATGTCATAAAGGAGATGATTTCTCTGAATGTCATAAAACCTGCTATGGATAAGCTAAGAGATTATCTGTTTGGAGATAAAGGTATATTTACGGACAGTTCCGCTGGGGGTACAAATCTGACGGAACAAGAGGCAGCCGGACTAATGCAGCAACTTGGAAGCCTTCGAGGGACAATATCAGACTCAAAGAAAATATGGGATTATCTAAATGCTGCTGCAAAAAAAATGGGAATAAGCCTTGAAGAGACAAACGCTTCAAACACTCTTTCCAAAGGGATACAAGAAAACATTACAGAAGAAACCGCCAATATTTTAGCTTCTTACATAAACGGTATTCGTGCAGATGTAAGTGTAAAACGCGCTTTGCTTGAAAAGTGGGGAAACGAGATTCTTCCGAAATATAATGTTATAGCCGAACAACAACTTACTCAATTGAGGGCGATAGCCAATAATACGTTAAGAAGTGCCCAAAATACCGAAGCAAACGTTGCTTTAGTACAAGAAGTTAGAGATATGCTAAGTATAGTGATAGACAGAAGTGGTAGAAAAATCAAAATATAATATGTTATGAACGAAAAGGATTTAAGCAAAACATTGCTCAACCAAGCCGTATCATTAGGGCTATGTACGCAATGGACGGAACAATGGGGAGAACCTGACCAACAAGGATTGATTGACAAGTATTTGCACGGGATTGATTTCTGTATAAAGAAAGGATACCCTACCAACACTTTCATAAAGGAGCACTTCGACAAGGACATCCTTCACAGAAACAATATCTTTGTCGATGAGGATGTGCAAGCAAGGAACATGAAGCACATAGCCGTTCTGAACGGAAATTGTAAAGGTACTCTCCTATTTGATGGCTTTTCTGTATGTGATATTTACGTGCGCCATGACAGCGAAGTAACCATTGACTGTTCACAGTATTGCAAGGTATTCATTAACGTGTACGACCGGGCAAAAGTAAATGTTATCCAAAAGGATACAGCATCGGTATATGTTTACATTCATGGAGAAGATTGTATTGTGGAAACCGATGGGGATGTCATGCAAAGAAAAAGCCAGGCTTAATGTCTGGCTTTATTGTTTTACCTAAATAATAGTCAATTTATAAGCTTGCAAGCCACTTCTTGCCTTTTCGAGTATTCAGCCAAAGAGCAAATAAAAGGGCTAAAGCCCCAGAACCTCCTAAAACGATTAATAGACCTTCCATAATTACCTCCTTATCACTTTATAACCAATATAAGCAAATACTATTGTTGAAAAAGCTCCAATCAAAAGCAAAAGCCAATATAACTCATTGTTTGAACTTGTGAAAAATGACACAGCCCCACCTGCTACCATTGCAGCAAATGATGTTTTTGCCAAATCATAAAAGAACTTTCCAAGCGTCTCTCGGCTTATTTTCTCTTTTTCCTTGCCCTCTTTCTTAACTTCTTGCCTTTCACTCCAATTACCCATTTGTATTATATTAATGCACAAATATAGAAAGAACGAACGAAAGAACAAACAAATAAACAAATAAATATCCGATAAATCAGCTTTTTAACAAATCCGATTAATTATAATTCATATGCCACAAAACAAGAAAAGCGGAGAAACTCCGCTTGACTTGATGATTATTTTCAAATTGACTTATCGTTTTTCAGCCTTAATATCCATGCTCTCCCCATCCATTGACATGGTAAGTTCGGCGTCATCACCCGATAAGGATTTCACTGTATATCTAATATATTCTTTGCCGCCCAAATAGGTTCGGGGCTTTGTAAATTGATAAAACTTCTTTTTAGAACAATACAATATTAAAGGTCATCTTTTCCTATATACATTATAGATGTAGTTCGTAGCCCTACAGTAACCATTGCTAAATATTCCGCATCCTCATACTTTAAAGCATCCATATATAACATTTGCCCCCCTTGCTCTGAGAAGAAAACATACCGGTCTGCAAGGTGTTTTCCCAACTCTGAGGCAAATGAAGATTTCAATGTTACGGCTCCTAAATATGCTTTATTATTATCATAAGCTATTTGAATTTTATCCTCTATTCCCAAGCCTTTATAAACTGATGTCCCTTGTTGATTTGTAGACAATGGTTTGCCAAAAACTTTTTCTATATTTTCCCTACTCATGCCAAGAAAATCCTTTAAATCTAAATATAAAGTATGCAAAGGTTCTACTGTTACAGATAGTTTAAAAGATGTACCATTAGAATTTGCCATTGTTTCAAATTCTCCAACATGTTCTCCTTTAATTTTATTTCCATCTAATAAAGAGAAAATAAAATCATTAGAATTTTGGAGTTGTACATTTGGACAATCTAAAGTATATATCTCCCCCGTTTTAATAACAACAGATTGGTCCTGTAACTTTTCATCATCATCCGAACACGCACTAAAAACAAACATTGGCAGCATTGCCAGTAAAAATAAAACTTTTTTCATAATAGCATTGAATATGTTAATTAATGTGCGGCAAAGTTAACAACTTTGTATTGGAGAGCAATATATTATATACAGTTTTTTTACCTTTTTTGTTATATGTTATAAAGCATGTTTGGATATTACTACGCTCTCCCTTTTGGATATATAGTCAATTTTCTATATATTCGCACAAAAACTTAGAAAATAAACGAAAGTAATTGATTTTCTTATAAGAAGTTTGCGCTTTTAAAGATTATGTATATCTTTGCAGCATCCTTCAAACTCATAGGCAAGCGGAAGCCTGCCATACATATTGCAGGCATTTTTTATGCCTTGACGATACTTATTTATACATAGCGGCTGCTACCCCCGTGTGGAGTATTAATGTACCCACTGCCTATGAGGTGAAGGATAACGGGAAAGGGCAGCCGTTTTTCTTGCCTAAATGCCAAAATATCCTTCAAATGGCAACAAATTCTATCCAAGTCCTAAAACAAACCGAATTGCTCGGACACCAATTCACCGTATATGGAACGGCAGAAAATCCATTGTTCTTAACCAAAGAAATTGCAGATATAATAGAATACTCTGCAAGTAATTCAAGTAAGCTAACCAATCTTGTAGATAGAGACGAAAAGGTTCGTAACATTATTACGACCCCTGGTGGAAATCAAGAAGTTTGGCTGTTAACAGAGGACGGTTTGTATGAGGTCTTATTTCAATCCCGCAAGCCAATCGCCAAGCAATTCAAGAAAGGAGTTAAACAAATCCTTCACGAAGTACGAACCACCGGCGGCTACATCGCCACCACCACAAACGACACTCCCGAAGAAATCATGGCACGTGCTCTAACCATCGCACAAGCTACCCTTGCCAAAAGGGAGGAACGGCTAAAGCAGCTTGAAGCCGAAACCGAGCAACAGCGAGCCACCATCGAACTGCAAGACAAAGAAATCAAGGAGGCTGCTCCGAAAGTCAACTACTACAACAACCACCTGCAAAGCGTGAACACTCTGACCAGCACACAAATCGCCAAGCAGATAGGAATGGACGCGGAGAAGCTGCACAAGAAGCTGAAAGAAGCAAACGTAATCTATCGCCAATCGGGGCAATGGCTGCTCCACTCCCCCTACTCCACATGGGGATTGCACTCTACCCGTACACAGACGTACACACGTTCGGACGGTTCGATAGGAACCAACGTCTATACCGTATGGACTGAAAGGGGCAGGCGCTTCATCATCGCCTTGTACGAGAATGAGTGGAATGTGAGGAGAGCTATCAAGCAGATTAAGGGTGAAATAGACCCTGCTGCATAGCATGTTTTTGCGTAGTATTTAGTAAATTTGCAGAAAACGAGTAGGTTATGGAACGGATTAAATTAACAAAGGAAGAGAAACAAGCATTTCGGATTGTTGCAGAGTTTGGCGGAAAATGCCCGGCAACATACCCGAAGCATGTATTTACTGCTTCCATCCGTTCCATTGAGAGGAAAGGATTGGTGAAAGCCAATTATGTAGTTGGCGGTTATGTATGGAGTGCCAAACTCACCGAAGAGGGCAAGCACTATCTTGCCGTTAACCCCAACTTGCACAATCCTATCAATTGGAATTTAATACTTGCCATTGTAGGCGTCCTTATATCTATCATAGCCTTATTCGTTAGCTGCATGAAAAAATACTAATCACGCTATTTTAATCATCCGGCAGTCGGTTCCAATGCCCGACAGCCACAACTATACCCAAAAATATATTGCCACGTAAACAAGCATAGATGCACGTTGAGGTTTCGACCAACGTTCACGTTATGATACCCCGCCAGTAATACGGCTGGCGGGCAGGTGGCAGGAATAACGACTAAAACAAATATTCATCATGGAAGAAAAGATATATAACTTGCAGAAAGAGAACAAGCTCCTCAAACTTCAATTATTGCGCCTATCCGAAGATATTGAACTGATGTATGAAAAGATGGAAGAACTTGAAAAGAAACTCAAGGAGAAGCGGATAAAGAACCCCTACATGAAAATCGTGTCACCCGACAGATAGTATTCATTGCAAATATAATGTAAGCCGGATAACTATATCAATTTTCTAATCTTTTACTTGATTATTTAGAAAATACACCATATATTTGCAGTATTGATAATACAAGCCAAAGAGCTGATTAACGGATATGCCGTTGATTGGCTCTTTTTGTTTTTACAACACAAACTCAAAATAACACATGGCAAAGCCTTACAGTATCTATTTTCAGAAAAGTAAGCTGGGGAGTCCTGCTATTGACACCAAATCCCAATGGGGGATTGTGTGCAAGGACTTCCCTTTTACTGTATATGGAGATATTAAGGATTTGCCCAAAAGGGACTGGATAGACCAAGACGGAGAAGACACCTTTTTCCCCGAAGAACTCTACGTGCAAGCCTATGATATAGAAGTAGAGTTTGCCTATAAAGGTGATATGGGAACAGCCAATGAAAAGATTGTCGCCTTCCTGGACTATCTGATAGGAAAAGACGGTTACGGAACAGAATTAAAAGTTTATGACACCTATACCCAAATAGGCAGACAGGGGGTTTATTTTAAATCTATAAAACCCGACCTTTTTGTCCGCAAGACGGATGAGGGAGATGTCGTAACTTTCAACATTACATTTCGGGTGACCGACCCTAAAACACAAATTATTCTTACGGTATAATGGGACGGTTTATAATATACAGCAAAGACGGGCAGACGCAACGATGTGTCGCTAACAAGTTAGAGTATAACGGGGAGTTCATGGGAGCTTGTTCCGTTAACATTACCGTTACGTCCCCCACTCCGATTAATTTTACAGTCGGGGACTATCTGATATATCGCGGAGAAAGATTTGAAATAAACTACGACCCTACTGAATTGAAGCAAGCCTCCAAAAATACATACGGAGAGGCTTTCAAATATGAGAACGTAGTTTTCAACTCTCTCGCAGATGAACTGACAAGATGCGAATTCCTGGACTATGTAAAAGAGGATAACTTAATTCACTACTCTTCCCTGCCTACATTCAGTTTTTACGCTGAAAGCATAAATGCTCTCGCAGAAAGAATACAGGTGAACCTTGACCGTATCTATAAAGGAGAGCAAAAATGGACGGTTACAGTACATCCCGAATATGTTAATGAGACTAACAAATCCATATCAATAAGCAGTATAAACGTTTGGGACGCACTTGCTTTGGTAAATAGCGAGTTTAAGGCAAACTTTATCATAAGAGGACGAACGATAACAATAGGCACTGCCGGAATTGCAGTAGGAAGCATGTTCGGCTATGGAAAGGGTAAGGGGTTGTACTCCATACAAAAAACCGCGGATTCATCACAGAAGATAATTACCCGCCTAAGAGCATATGGTGGTACCAAAAACTTGCCGTACAACTATTATACAACATATGGAAGTCCTATTGTTGAAGCTCCCATCGAGGATGTATCTTACGGATATGACCCTAATACACATTTGATAGACGGCGCTGTTGTGACTCTTCCTTTTTATATGAAATTCCTATCCGACACAGCATTGTATGATGTGACAATCAATGGGAGTCCCTATAAAATGAGAAGAGGCAGCTTTCTTGGGAAATGCTACGTTTTGTTGAATAGTGAAGCCGACAAGGACAACGTCCGCATAGGCGCAAAGATGCGGATAGAAAAAGGTATTGAGACGGACAATGTTCCAAGAAAGTACAAAAGACCTTCTGGAGCATTAGTTCCCAATAATATGGCTGTTAAAAACTTGATGCTTCCTGATTTTCCGGAAAAGACACTTGACCCATACCTTGATAGTAAAAACATAGATATTATCGGAGTTCGGGAAGGTTCGGTTTTCTTTGACGGGAGCGATACTTCTTTGCCGGAAATATATCCGTCTATGGAAGGAATGACAGCACAGCAGTTGAAAGACGCGGGAATAATCGTAAATGCTACCGGAGCGTTGGATGAAATCGCTTCCGATTCTGTGAATAAGGATAATACGCCAATTGCGGATGATGGCTACTTTGAAGAGGGGGAAACCATCCCACCGTTCAAAATATATCTCAAAGACATTGGATTTGACATAAACGATTACTTTACCGATGAAACTCCCACCATATCCATGAAAGGCGGAATGTGTGGTGGACGTGAATTTGAAATACTTAGAGATGCAGACAAGCCCGTAAAACAAGGTGACATGTGGGTCTTGACATGCAACAGAATCTATGATGAAGGTTTGAATCTTTATTTCCCATATAAGGATTTTACTATCAAAGCCGGAGATAAATTTGTGCTTTTGGGCATTGATATGCCGGATGTGTATATAAAAGCCGCTTCCCAAAGATTGCTAACAGCTTCCAAAGAATATCTTGCAAAAAATGATTATGTAAGATATACTTACGAGCCTAAAGTAGACGAAATATTTATGGCGCGTCACCCGGAACTGCATGACAGTATAAAGGAAGGTGATTTAATGTTATTCGAGGATGAAGACTTAAACATCAACGGGAGCATTATTATTGACAGCCTTACAATAAAGGAAGGAGACGCTCTCATCCCAACGTATGATATTACCCTTCGCAATGACAAAGCGGTAGGAACTTTAGAAAAGATACAGAATCAGATAGACTCAATTGTAGGCGGGCAAGGCGGTGGAGGATTAACTACCCAACAAGTGGAATCAATCATTAAAGCCTTTGGAGAAAAGCTGTTTTTGAATAAAACCAAACCTGACCAAACCAGCTATTTAATAAAGTTCTTAGGCGGATTATTTTCAGACTACATCCAGTCCATGAATTTTTCTTCCGGTGCTCTCGGTGAAGGCTTTGTCATTAAAGTAGACAGCAAGACGGGTAAATCCTACATTGAAGTGGACGAACTCTTTGTGCGTATCAAGGCGATGTTCTCCGAACTGGAGATAAAGAAACTCTCTTATGCAGGCGGAAACTACATGTTTACTGCCGCCGGAATGAAATGCGGCAAAGTAGAAGAACATGGAGGTTTTTGGCGATGCTATCTGTTGGTTGATGATGGTGAAACGGCTATCGAAAACCCGTTCAAGGAAGGCGACCAGGTACGGTTTCAAGACTTCAATATCAAACCGGGTGTCTACGAGAATGTGTCCAACCGTTATTATTGGCGTTTATGCGTAGGTGTTGGCGAGGATTACATAGACCTTAGCAAGACGGACTGTGATGCAAACAGCGACATACCGCAGGAAGGCGACAGTCTTGTGCAGCTCGGTAACCGCACAGACAAGAAGCGTCAGAATGCAATAACATTGTCTGTGTATGGCGATGATGCGCCAAGTATTCATCAATACGCCGGAATAGATTCCTATTCAATGGCAGGCAAGGAAGTGACGGTTATCAGTCCGCAAGGCAACAAGTTCATGGGTGACTTTATCTTGAAAACGGGAATAAACATTATGACCCAGTTCAAGATATTGGAAGATTTGATTTACTCTGAAATCTCGAAAGTGCTTGACGAGGTGCAGGCAAAGGATAATTACCTGTATAACGCATCATTTGCAAGCAATACGAACGGTTGGGAGACAAAAAACGATGTTCGTTTCTTTACTGTGAACGGAAAGTTCTTATTGGTTAACGACAAGTTCTATTCCCGTAAGGATGCCATGGCTGCCGTTATCAGAGACGGGGATAGAAACGTGCTTCGTATCCTTTCTTCCGGAATTAAACAGTCAAATGCTGATTTAGCCAATAAGCCTACCTATGAGGAAGGGGAAGAACCGAAGAAGTTCTTTATCTCTTTCCGGTATAGGGTAGCTACAGCCGGAACGCTGGCAATAGGATTTCCCGGTCAGAACCTGCATTTCACCGAACGTCTTGAACCGGGTGAGGAATACGCAATGAAGGAGTATTCCGGCGCATGGGACGGAACGGGCGATTTCGAGTTGAAGTTTACGGGGGATATATACATACACTCGCTGGCTCTTACCGAAAACGCATTCGAGGATTTGTATACTAAATTGAGTTCCGAAATAAAGCAGACAGCGGAAAGTATCAGGTTGGAAGTAAAGGAGCTTTCTGAAAGTAATAATCAGAAGTTCTCACAGATTGAGCAGACAGCGGAAAACCTCAAATTGTCTGTTACAAAAATAGAGGAAGATGTAACGCAGTTGGGGCTGGACATCAATGGAGTTACCGATGAACTTAAATTATATGTCAAAAAAGACGGATTAGGTTCAGAAATCAATGTGGCACTTGATAACATTTCCGTGGTTTCCAAAAACATATACTTTACCGGAGATATATCCGCCAACGGGAATGTGTCTATTCAGGCAGACGGGACAATAAAGGCTATTGGTGGAGAGTTTAGCGGGGAGTTGAAAGGGGCTACCGGAGAATTTAACGGAAAAGTGTCTATTGCAAATAATAAAATTTTATTAGACAGCGATGGAAGCGGACATCTTGCTAATGGGAATATTAATTGGAATAAAGATGGAAATTTAAATATATCAGGCTCTTTTAGTACTAATAATTCCGGTGGGAATAGGCGCATATTTATAGGGGACGATTACAATGAAAGTATTGGTAGTAATGAGGGGGTAATAAAAATGTATAATGACAGAAACGAGACTGTATTCACCCTCAGCTCATCTACAAGTAACCATGCCATGATTTCTATGTTTGGAGACGACTCTTTTAAAAATGTGTTTATCCAGCCCGGAAGCATATATGTAGGTAGTCCGACCCAATCCGATGGCTACTCATATGAAACGGAAATAACTGGGAAGGGAATAAGATTGTACAGAAGTGGAGTTCTAATGAAAGAATTTAAAATTTAAATTAAATCGTTATGAAAAAGATAAACTTTGAAAAGATGCTTGTAGCAATGGACGTAGCGCGTAAGCATTGCATAAACAGAGATTATAGAGAAGATTTTGCGAACGCAATATGGCAGAGTAACTTCGGTATCGCCGCCTTTGTGCTTGCAGAGAAAATATACAAGTCAGAGGGAGAAACGGAATATGACGAGAAAGAGGTGAAGATTATACAGCAGGTAGCTAACCGACTCCCGCCTTTCTTCATTGACGCGCTCAATCGTGCTATCAACAATCAACCGGAAGAAGCAACCGATAAACAGGAATAATTATGGCTTGGACAGAACAGGATTATCAAGAAATAGTTGCCCGTCTTATGGCTAACTCCATAGGGGTTAATGAAGTACCGAATGCGGACAAAGCGGATGATGTAACATCATTACCTGCATTTAAACCTTCAGGAAGCAACAGTGAAGCTTCTGTGGTCAATTATCCTTTAGAATTTTTGAAAGGAGAAAAAGGCGAGCCAGGTATACAAGGAGAACCAGGAAAGTCATTTAAGGTAGCCGGCGAATACGCCACCCTTGAAGCCTTGAAATCTGCCGTTCCCGATGGTTCGGCAGTTGACGGGTTCATGGCTGTAGGCACGGAAGCTCCTTATGATTACTACGCATGGGTGAACGGTGAATGGGTAAGCCAGGGGAAGATAGGCGGTATAGACGAAGCGCCAACTGACGGAAAGGCATACGGTCGTAAGAATGGGGATTGGGCGGAAGTTCCCGAGCATTTAAATCTTACATCAGAGAATTTAAACGATATAAATGGAGCGGGGTTTGCTACGCAGAAAAGCCCTACTGATTACACATCACCTGAAAATAATTATCCTATTAATGAGAATGGAGCATTGATTTTCGCAAACGCCAATTATGGTCATTCTAATCAAATCTATGGCTCTTATCTAACTAATAGATGGTTTGCAAGAGGTGGTGGTAATCAACAGGGCGTTAGGACTAATTGGAAAGAGTTTGCATTTACGGACGACGTCCTCACCAAGACCAACACTTCATCATTCACCCCTACGGGCGATTACCAGCCTGCAACGAAGAAGTATGTGGATGATAAACACATTTTGCTTACGATTACAAATGAAGCTCGCCAACAGTTAATTTCAAATCAAGAAGTTAAAGCAGGAGAAGCCGAATCAAAAATAAATCTTGTATTTGGAAGCATTGATAATTTTAAAAATATTATACAGAGATTATTAAGTGATAATATTTTATTCCTAAAAATTACAGGAAAAGAAATCTTTAAAGTAAGTACGAGTCACACATATTGCAATCCCGATAATGGAGCTTATGAACTTTCGTTTATTTATACTTATACTTCTATTGCCGATGCAAATAATATTAGCTTAGTTACAAAAAGAATTTTTATTGCATTGAATTCAAATGCTACAAATTTTTTCGTAGTAAAAGATATCCTCGTTTCCGACAACCTCACCACCCTCACCAAGAAAACCGCTGCCGAGTACGAGGCTATTGGCTCTAAGGATGCCAATACAGCATATTGTGTAACCGATTAAAACAACAATTATGAGTAACGAAAACAGTAATCTTAGAGTTGGCTCGGCTGGAGCTGGGCTGTTTGTGGGTAGTAGTCAAATCATGGCTGGGGGAGTAGCAAATTTACTAAAGGAGATTACCATTGCACCGGATTTTAATGCATCCAATACAACAAGCGTATTAGTTGCTAACCTTAGCAGCAAAGAGTTGACTTTAACAAGGAATGATGATGTTACTATCATTCCCAAACAGCACATCCAGTGGTATTCATACAGCGGAAACACGCATGTAAAATTACAGTCCAATGAGGATATTTATATTTTAACAATACTTCATATGGGAGAGACAACAAGCTATGATAAAAAAATAGGAACTAATCTTATTGACATAAATATGCCTATGAATATAGGATTTTATCCAGCCTTTATAATATTTGACAAAATATGATGAAACTAATCTTTTTAAACAGCCGGCTCGCCAAACTGATACTCTTTGGCGGCTACACAACAATCATGCTCTTCGGCTTCATCCTTACGAAGCTGAAAGAGTTGTCCGAAACAATCATACGCCATGAACGGACACATCAGAAACAGTTCTTCGAGTGTATGGAGATAGCGGCTATCCCGTCCGTATTATTATCACTCTATGTCAGTGCGTGGTGGTTGCTCCTTATCCCGCTATTCTACTACATTCTTTATTTGGCAGAATGGTTTGTAAGCTTCGTGTACCACCTGTTTACAGACAACATAATAGGCAGCGGTAAGGTAAACGCCAACGCCTATCGAGCGAGCGCATTTGAGATGGAAGCCAAACTCAACCAGGACAATCCGAACTACTTGAAAGAACGTAAATGGGGTGCGTGGTTCCGCTATTACGGCAAGATATGAAAATCCCGTCCTACTCTCACGAGCAAAACGGAATGACAGTAGTTCGCTTATTTGATAAGAGACACAAAGATATGAATAATTGACAAATAACGATAAGATGAAGAATAACATTATTACCCAAAGCATACCGGGTGGTTTCTCGGTAATAGCAAGCAGTTTTATTGCACAGTCATTGGAACACATGATACCGTGGCTGATAGTAACATTTTCAGTCGTTGTATGCGATTTGATGTTCGGGATAAGGAAATGCCTGCTATTGGGTGAAGAATTTCGGTTTTCAAGTGCCGTGCGCCGTACTATGGGTAAAATGGTGACATACTTTGCCTTTGTCTGTATGGTGGTGATGATAAACATTGCTTCCGGCAATAAATGGAATATTGATGTGTATTCATGCTTGTTTGTCTGCTTCATAGAGTTCTGCTCTATCATAAGTAATATCTTGAAGCCAAAGGGATATAATTTCAATTTACTGAAAGCGTTGGGATTATTCGGAAAGAAAGTGCTCGATGTCGAGAAAGAAGATATGAATGAAATAATAACTAAAGATAAGGAGTAACAAAATGAAAAAGAAACTGATTATCGCAGCGATTGTTATCGCTATCATCGTGGGAGTTATGCTTTACATGCACTACACCCCGTTTTGGGTGAATCTAACTACTGTCGTATCATTCGGTGTCGGTGTTGTTGCCGGATGGGTGGCTCGTGTGGTTTATGACAAATATTTCAAGGAGGACGCGCAGAATGAAAGTATTGATTGATAACGGACACGGAAGTAACACTTCGGGCAAGTGTTCTCCGGACGGAAGATTGAAAGAGTATGCGTATACCCGTGAGATTGCCATACGCTTGGAAGCCGAATTGCGCAAACAAGGCGTTGATGCCGAACGTATCGTCAAAGAGGAAATAGACGTTCCTTTATCGGAGCGTTGCCGTAGGGCGAACGAATACAAGGCAAGTGACGCAATTCTCGTATCCATCCACTGTAATGCAGCGGGAAGCGGCTCTGAATGGATGCAGGCACGTGGTTGGGAAGCGTGGACTTCGGCAGGTCAGACGAAAGCCGATAAATTAGCTGACAGCTTATATGCGGCAGCCGAACGACTTTTGCCGGGTATGAAGATACGCAAGGATATGACGGATGGCGACCCTGATAAGGAAAGCGGGTTCTACATCTTGAAGCACACGAAGTGCCCGGCAGTCCTTACAGAGAACCTATTCCAAGACAATAAGGAAGATGTTGGCTTCTTATTATCGGAAGAGGGCAAACGGGCAATAGTGGACTTGCATGTGCAGGGAATTATGAACTATTTGAATAACTCTAAAAAGTAAACATCATGGCAGCAGAAGTTTTATCATTTCAAAAAGAAGAAGGCAAAACTGCGTATTACGCAACGTTTGTCAGTGACGGCAATCCCGTTACCATACAGATAAAGAACAAGGGCGGAATGGTGACTGTATTTGCCAATATCGAGGGCATGAATCCTATCCCGCTTTCCCCAAATGCCAATCAAGCCTTAGGTCCTTCCAATGTGATATTTCGTCTTATTGGCATAGCGGCAGGTATGGAAATTACAATAAGAAGTGCTACGAAAGTGTCAGAAGCGAAAATGATTAAAGAGGGATAGCCTTATGAAACCAATCACTATCCCTTACATCAGCATTCCTATAATCGGCATTCCCGTAATCAGCATACTTACCATAGGGTTTCCCGGTGCTGGCGGAAATAAGCCGCATCCATTTCCTGACGAAGGGTATTTATTATTGTCGGATGGCACTCCGTTATTGTTGGCTAACGAAGAGCCGATATTGCTTACAAGTAAAAATAAATAGTAGTATGGAAGAGAAAATAGAAAAAGGACAACAAATTGGACAACTCCCCAAAAGAGACGTTTTGACGGGTAATGAGCAGTTTCCCTTTCAAGAAGACAGAGAAAACGGTTCTATCACCCCTAACGCCCTAAAGAGTTTCATTAGTTCCGGAAAAGGTGGATATATGAGCTATATAACCGAGTATAATGTTTCCATTCATCATCCTTCATCCGGGATTGATGGCAGTAATAGATATACATTAGAAGGTGCTATTGTTCAAGTTCCGGAAGATATAAGAATGGTTGGACTAAAGGTGTCATTCTTGAACAATAGCGGACTTGTGGAGACATGGGAATTTGCAGGTGGAGTATTTGAAAATATCGAGAACTGGAAATCAAATGAAGATAAATTGACTGACATTAGAGATGAAGCAATCAGTAAAATAAAGGATGCGGAAAGTGATGCAATTTCAAATTTCAGTTCCCAGCGTGTTACTCCTGATATGCTGTCCGAATCAACTAAGCAGTTTATTAACGCAAGTGGTGGCGGTACAATAAACAATCTTGCGGATGACGAAGACCTTGTGTCTGTAGACAAAGGGGAAAGTTTAAGTGTTTTAAAATTTGCCGACCGTGCTTATAATCCTGACAGATTCAGCGGCAAGGGGTATAAAATATTGCGTAGGAATATTATAGACGGTAAAAATATACTTACGCAGGAAATGATAAATCAGCCTGATACTATATATGAAATCAGGTATGATTTTGATTTGGATGGCGCAGAAATAAGCATTCCTGAAGGGTGTATTCTAAAATTTAATGGGGGGCGTTTTTTAAATGCGTTGAATATCAGAGGGGATGTAGAAAACAAATACTTAATGCCGGAATGGTTTGGCGCGTCCAACGACGGTAAAACAGACAGCTCTGATGCATTTAATGCAATCGTGCGGATATGTCGCAGTATAAGATGTTCCAATAAGAAGACTTATCTGTTTACCAAAGACATAGATGCAAAGATTTTGAATGAATTGTCGATTGACATGAATATGTCTTCTTTCATAGATTTCCATATTGTCATAAACATGAATGATGGAATAAATGATTGGAGATCGGCATACTCTTCTATCGGGCTTTCAATCAAAGAAGGATTTATCATGTCTAAAGGCAGCGATACGAAATACCGTAATTGGCAAATTCCTGTCATAATCAGTGGGGTTCCTGTACATTTGGATAATATGAATATAAGGCGGGTTCCTTATATACTGGCATTGGCTGATAGATATATTGATGTCATGCGTTGGCATAATGTCATTTATTATTCATGGGAGGACACCTATTCAGATGTAACATACCGGCTTGATGCTATAAATGTGGTGTTAAGGGATGGTACTATATCCAAAATGAATGAGGGACAAGAGTTAGCGGGAGATGCTTGGATATTTAATTCGGTAAATGAATTCAGAGGGTATAACGAAAAAAGGACTTTTGATTATAAGTTAGGTACATTCAGAGGAGGACTGTATACTAACTTCATTAATTGCATACAAAGCAATATAACATTAACTCAAAAAATCAAAGCTAATTTTACCGGCTGTCACTGGGAAATCAGCGGAGTTACAATTGAAGGTAGTGGAGGTCTCATTCAAGCCAACTTTATAGGCTGCTATTTTTATATGAATAGCAGGATATTAAGTGAAAATCAAGGCGTAACATATATTGGTTGTTATTTTAGAGGGCTATGGGATAAAGCCGGAGATATGACAATGCCTGAATTTTTGAACAATACTGATATTGTGGATATGAATTGCGTGTTTCTCAACTGTAGAATAGGGGGGACATTGGTTGATACAAATCGGTACAAAGCCTGTTATTATAATTATAATAGAACGACTTCATTAGGAATGCGCCAGTATGTTATGGACGCTTTTAACAAAGGAAATATTGAATTAAGGGATACCGGTAACATTATTAATAACCGGGAGAATGGAAATTATAAATATACAATATATCTGTTGTGTGGAGAAAATATACCTATTGCCAAACGTGTGTTTAATATGGATATTACCGATAGTGATAAAGGGAAAACGCCATATTTCTATATAAACCCGGGTAAGAACTATGGGTTTGAGGTATACAGAGAGTCACCTAACGGGAAAAAAGAAGTTGTTGTTGGATTCAGTTCGGTTAATGACGTTGAAACCTTATCGTTTCAGGATTTTTCAGACTGTGCATTAATCGGTGAACATGATTCTACCTGGTCAAGTATGAAGACATCGGTATTGCTGTGGAAACCAGTAGAGGACGATATACCGGACAAAACTTTATACCCGCATTTCTTTTACAATCAGGGAGTCTTGGTCTCAACGAGTGGGAATTTAAAAAGTCCGCTTACTGATTTTCTCGCAATTCCATATTTAAATGTAGGAGTTACTTCACAACGTCCTGGCAATGCAGATAATGGTTTTCAATTTTTTGATGTGACCCTGCGTAAACCTATATGGTGGAACGGTTCTTCATGGGTAGATGCCAGTGGTTCTACAGTGTAGTGTTTTACTAATTATTTATGGTATGAAAAATAACATCTTAGGTGCGGTGGTCTATCTATCCACCGCCATAGTATTCGGTGGCAGCACTGCACTGCTGATGCTCTTTATCAAGGAGAACAGCGACCGTTGCCACTACTATAACGGCAAGTGGAACAAAATAGACTTGCTGTGTGGAGCTGTCGCAATATGTGCAGGTATGGTTGTAAATCATTATTTGTTGAGGTTATGAAAAAACTACCCTGGCTATTAGTTGTATTGCTGGCAATCGCTTGTGTGGTGGCGTGGCTCCGCCCGTTCGAGCCTTTGCCGGCAGAAATACGTACCGAAACAAAGATACAGACGGTTGTCAAACTTGATACAGTTCTTATCTCCGCACCGATAGCGGTCTTTTGGCAGATATTGCTGAATGACACAGTACGTATAGGTGATACCTTGCTTCATCGCAAACGGGTTGTGTATGAAGATAGCTTGTACCGTGCGGTGGTGAGCGGATATGTAGACCCACGGCTGGATAGCATAAAGGTGTTCCCAAAGACCGTTTATCAAGTGGTAACGAATGACGTCTATCATCCGGTCCCCATCAAGTTGAAGAAGAAGCGTTGGGGATTAGGGTTGCAGGCTGGGTATGGGTATCCAGGCGGTATGTATGTAGGCGCAGGAATAAGTTATAATCTATTTGTATGGTAAGAAAGAAATTAACGATGTAGAAGTTGGCTTGTAGCTGACACTCTTTCGGGGCTTAGAGTAAAAAGAAAGCCCCCAACGTTCAAATAATTATTGCCACATAAAAATTTGAAAAAAGCATAAGACACCGCACGTTGGAGGCTTTAATATCTTCAACACAGTATCTTATGCTTTGTTCGTATATAATCAAATATTTTATGTGGCAGGGCAAAGATAAATATAAAATTCAGAAAAACTATGTGTAAGTCAGAAATCTTTGCCGAAACAATCAATCTCGTGGCGCAGGAGACAGAAATACCCGCCAGCCGAATACTATCTTCGGATAAGGATACGGAAACCGTAGACGCCCGCTATTTGCTTGTACAGTTGCTTGTCGAAAGGGGAATGTACCCTTCGCAGATAGCTCCTAAAATTCACAAGACCAAACGCGCGATAAACTACATGATTTCCAATTTCCAGGAACGTATGGAAGGCGGGAAAATGTTGAGAATATATTGGGAAAACATTAGGAAAGCGTTGGGAAACAACTGATTTCATGGCAGTATCGGTATTTATACTTTTGTGATGCGGTTGATTTTGACCGTAATACAAAATATAAATCTCTATGGAAAGAACGTATGTCTTCAACCAAGACGGGAACAACGGAAATGGTGGCGGAAGCAAATTCGACATCATGGCTATGTTGCCCAACTTGATGGGAAGCAAGGGTGTAGACCCCGGACTTCTCGCTTTACTGAACCAGGGACGTGGCAGCCAAGACCAATGGGGCGGCTCGTGGTGGTTCATCTGGATTATCCTTTTGTGGTTCTGTTGGGGCGGCAACGGCTTCGGCAACCGCTTTGGCAATGGTGGCGGTCTGCCTGCTGAGCTTAACGGTGATGTCGGTCGTGAATACCTGATGTCAGCCATTCAGGGCAATGGCAATGCCATCAACCAGCTTGCTTCTTCTTTGAACTGCTCTACCCAACAGTTACAGAGCGCCCTGTGCAACATCCAGGGACTTATCGCCAATGTAGGAAATCAGGTGGGCATGTCAAGCCAGCAAATCATCAACGCATTCCAGTCCGGAAATCAGGCTGTTCTTACTCAGATTGCAGATTGCTGCTGCAAGACTCAGAACGCCATTACCACAATGGGCTATGAGAACCAGCTTGCGATGTGCAATCAGACCAACGCGCTTGTCAACACAGCCAATCAGAATGCCCTTTCATTGCGTGACGGTGCGACTGCCAATACCAATGCTATCCTTGCAAAGCTGGACGCCATGCAGAACCAGGCATTGCAGGACAAGATTGCGGCTCTTACAGCAGAAAAAGCCACTTTGACTGCTGAAATCTCCCAACGTAACCAGAATGCTACTATCCTGAATTCAGTAGGACAACAGATTGCTCCTTTGGCAGCAGGCTTGCAGGCATTGCAGTCCGATGTCGATGGAATAAAATGCAAGATGCCTAACACCGTTCCGGTTGTTTACCCTAATATTCAAGCCATCAACACAGATTGTTTCCGTGCTGCGGCTTTCGGTGCTTACGCCGGTGATGCAATGTATGGACGTGGCGGTTGTGGTTGTAACAACTACTGGGGTTAATTCCGGTAAGAAAGGGGGTAATTATGTGGCCTAACTTTTTTACAGGATTTCCTTTCTTGTTCCCTACTATTGGAAGGGCTAATTTCAATACCCTTCCTACGGTAGCCGTAACGGTCGGCACGGAGAACGTGACTTTGGAGCTTCCTAACCATGCGTTCCGTAACAGAAGCTATGTAGGCGGTTTCTATGTCAGTCTCCGCCAGGCGATACCAGCCGGCACGACTGCTACACTCCCAATACTGATAGGGACTAACGGGGATACAAGACCGTTGCTGGCTTACAACAATGAGCCGGTGACTGTCGGCAACCTTGCCGGAACGGGTATCTACGAAATCCACTATAACAAGTACACCAACGAACTGTTCCTTGTTAACGGTGGGTATCGTCCGACAACCGCATCGACACCGACTCCGACAGCAGAAGCAACCGCTCAAAAGAGCAAGTAGTTAACATGGGGCTTTGTGGTTGTTTCCAAAATGGGAATAGCCACACCCCTTTAAAATCAAACCAATATGTTTCAAAATCTACGAGTTAACAGTACATTATTTCTTCTTCACAGAGGGGCAAATCCAAGTTTGGAATGTGGTCAGGTCGTTAATGCAAGCCCTATAAAAACTATATATAAGACTGTTCCCAACATGCCTTATCCACAGCCGGTCCAAGTTATTGATTTTGTCGTGAATATAAACGGGCAAAATGTTAATTTGCAAGAAATACCGGCTAATGCCAATATTGCCGATGATGTTAAAACGGGGATGCTGATTACTGGTTCAAGAGACGAGATGAACACCGAGGTCCTTACTATGAAACAGAAGAGCGAGGATGTTCTAAAAAGCGTGGAATATCATCAGAACTTTCTTAGGGTGTGTGACCAGATGCTTGCCACGCTTAACCCGGAATTTGCAGCCAAGCAACAGCAGGAACAAGAAATATCCGCATTGAAAGGGCAAATGTCCAATATGGATAAGAACATGCAGGAGATGAGCAGGAATATGGCTGACCTCATTGCGCAAAACCAGAAATTAATGGAACAGCTCGGAGTTGCTGAAACATCTAAAACAAAGAAATAATATGGGAATGTGGGAAATATTGGAAGAAGGACGCGGAGAATATGATCGTGACTTCGGTATGAGAGGCGGTAATCCTATGGAAGAAGCCTATAGAGAGGGTTGCCGTTATGGTTACGAGAAAGCCATGCGTGAGATACAGGGCGGTGAAATGGGCTATCGTAACAGCGGTGGTTCACGCGGTGGAAGCTATAGCGGCGGCTCAGATATGGGCGAACGCCGTATGCCGGGTTACTTCCCGGAATATCCGGTTTACAGCGAACGCCGCGGTTCACAGCCTTACGGTGATGATATGGGCGAACGCAGACGCAGACGCGCCAACGGAGAGTTCATGTAATGGAGAGGGGATTATTCCCCTCTTTTGCCAATCACTTAAAATCAGGAAAATATGAAACAAAGATTAGATACATACGACAGAATACCGCCTGCAATGGCCGACTATCTCAGCCAGTACGGATGGCATTTCAGCAAGAAGATGTGCCTATGGGCTGTTTCCCGCATGAAGATGGAAAACAAATCTACGGGTAAGGAAGAAAAGCTAGAGCCAATCAGCAAAGAACAGGTAGAGGAACTTCTTAAAAAGTACAGTATAAACCTGGAGAAGGATGCAGGGTACGACAGCGTTTACGTGGCAAACATGGCGAAGTCGGATTACTACAAAAGTTCTATCACTGACGAAGCACATCTCGCATTGTTCATTAAGGATTACATAGATGATGTGGACGCTTACAATGGAATGCCTTTCACTCGGTTCTATGCCGATTGTATAGGCTCCGGCAATCCTATCATGTGGGAACAGATGATGTAGCCTATGATAATACAGGAATTTTACATACCGGATTATGATTGGGAAGTAAGGGTATATTATGCGGTGGACTGCTATTATACCGACCGCATCATCGCCGACCTTCAGCGGGTAGGATGCAGGGGGCTGGATTTGGTGAATGCCTATAAGAACATGCGCTCCTGCAATCTGAATACGGGTATCACTTACTCTAATATCCGAAACAGACAAACCGTAATGGTTATAGCCCTTACTTCTTCCCCGGCAGAGTTTCAAAACTCTTTCGACCATGAAAAGGGGCATCTATGCCGGCATATCTCACGGGCGTTCGGCATCGACCCGTATGGAGAAGAAGCGCAGTACCTTAGCGGATATGTGGGACAGAAGATGTTCCCGGTAGCGAAGAAATTTTTGTGTGAACATTGCAGACGTAGCTTATGTGGAAAATAGTACAAGCCATTTTATCAGGCAAATCACGGGAAGAAGTATATAACATGCTTTCTCCCGAACAGAAAGATACGCTGAACAGTCTTGCCATAGCAAATGGTATAAACCGCCAACAACGTAGAAAACTTGAACGTGATGCGAAAAAGGGATTACATAGATGAACTGCTTGAATTGGCGGACAATGTCCTTTACATGGACTATTGCCGCCTTTTCCGGGTTATCCAATGGAACGTTTAGAACGCTTTGAACGGATTCTCCATTGGGTTATACCGCTTGCCGTTTTGGTGAGGGTATTAGCTTGGTGTCTCTAATTCTTTTGCTTTAACCGTATGATTTCTGCCCCACATTACTGCGTTATACAGCGAAGTGGCATACATCTTAACCTCTTCCTTGCTCTCAAGGAAATCAACCTTAGAGGCTGCTATCATAGCCTCCTTATAAATCTCTTTGTTTAAAATATTATTCTCTTTCATGTTATCTGCATTTAACTTTTGTAAGTCCATACTTAGCCAATCTTAGATATATCGTCCTTACACTTACATTCAGCATCTCTGCCATTCTGCGGGGTGGTATCTTTTCTTCCTTGTATAACTTGGTAATGTTTTCTTCCGAAAGCGGGTCGACAAAAGGTTTCTTCGGTTCTGTTATCCCCATCCGTTTACGTGCTTTCGCTGCATATGCTTCATTTTGTTTGTCTTTTGTGACGAAATAACGGTGGTCTTGTTAAGGCGTAGAGGGAATAGCCTTCTTTCCACTTCCTTGTGTTGTTCGGCAAGGCTTTCTACATCCCCGTTGACAGTAGTGTCAACCTTCTTGTATTTGTCCGGGATGCGGGAATGTCTGTCTCTGATTATTCTGTCTGCTTTTCTCATGACTTCTCTTCATTGTCTGAAAACACTAAATTTTGTACTTCTTCTTCCCATATATCTCCCTCATTTCCTTCAAAGTCAAGATATACCGTATCTTTAGGGCTTGGATTGTTGAAACTAGAAAGCAGCCCTATTACCTGCATGGGTATGGAAAGTCTTTCTCCTTGTGGTGACGGGAGTTTTATTCTCACCCGGTCACCTATTTTTAATTCTGTTATATCCATTATTTTATTATACTAAATTTATGATACCATTTATCTGCATAACCGAGCCATTCAATAATGAATGATTTACCGAAGAGGGTTACTTTGTATAGTTTACTCATGTGTTTCTTTGTTCTTTAATTTATCAAGGAACTTGCTATCTCCCGAATAATTCACACCGATAGCCTTTTTGCTTTCAACAATCTGTTCCAAAAGGGTTATAGCTTCCTTTTTCACTTCTTCCACTTCATTATAACCGCAGGCTTTATCAACCAACTGCTCCATAGTCGATTTAGGCTTGGAAAGCTGTTCTTTGAGCTTGTTTAATCTCCAGTAGCAGTAATCAATTGTGGCAATGTGCTCTAATTTACTCATGGTTGTTTTCTTTCAACAAATTCGGGTTGTCGTGAATATTACTAACGACTGTCATAGCATGCCATTCGCCTAAAGGTCTCATGCCGACTTTTTTTTCAAAATCGAATTGTAATGCGAATGTAGCAAGTTCTTTGTTCCACAATACAAGAGCTATATGTTGCTCACACATAAGTATATCGCCCTCATAGATTTCCTTTCTATTCTTGTCGCACAAGCCCGTGAACTGACCTAACGTCTCTGGACGTACAACTGAAACCTCATCATCGAATAATTCGATAGCTACACCTGTCTTGTTGGTAATTTGATAATCACTTTGTGAGCCTTTATATATAATACATCCATTTCCAATATGAATTAAATCGCCATACACCCATTCATTATTATCAACACTTTTCCCTCTGAATTTTATTTCACGCTTCATAATCAATACTTTTCTCGTTTTTAATCAATCAGTTCAAATTCATAAACGAATACATAGGGATTGGATTCCCATGTACCTTTGCCGGAGACTTTATCTATTAGTTCTGCGAAGGCGTCACAAGGATTACTGTAGTCGGGTATATCTGCGTAATGGAATGAATAAAAAGGAATATCCTTTTGTCCAGCATCCCATTTAAAAATTCCTTCTTTCAAGCAATCTTCATCGGAAATGTCTTGCAACCGTTCTATCTTGATGTCGGTAATGCGGATATGATGGGGCATGAGGTCAGCGCGGACAAACATTTTATTAGTCCAACCGGGATATAATTTCAGTTCAGGCAATATAGAATCCAAGTATTCTAAGAAAGCTGCATTTTTCCCTTTTCTATGAAATCGGTCAACATCCATATAGCTTTGCGCAATGGCAACAACTTCTCCAAGTTCATATTTCGGCAATATCTCGCCCATATCAAACTCTCTTTCATCAGCATCATACATACAAGGCCAATCAACAATCTTTTTGTCAGAATGGCGTCTGTGTATATTGAATCCTGCGACCCATTCTCCCCTAAAAGTTCTTGGACATTTGATTATTCTTCTCGTCATAGTCTTCCGACCATCCAATACAGCCTGGGTTAGACTGTATTTATCATTGAACATTATCTTCTTCATTGCTGTTTCTCCTATACTTTAAAAGACAATTTCTCAAGTTTCTCAATCTGCTTACGAAGGGAAGCGATTTCCCTAATCCTCATTTCTTCCGCCTTTTTCAACGCTTCGGATTTATCGGTGAATGCGTTTTCCCCTATACAGAAGTAAGAACATAAACCATCCATTACATATTCTCCATCTTCAAATCTACTTCTAATAATATCTGCTTCTATCTCTTTAATACCTCCTGTTAAGGCATACTTTGTTATAAATACTTTTGCCATAGTTGTAATCATTTATAAGGTTAAAGTGAATTAAGAGAGATAGCGGACACGGGGCGAACCCAATTGCTAACGTCCTGAACGCCGTTGAGCCTACCACCGTAGCCCCAATAGAGAACAAAATTGCGTTTGTTTCCTTTTCTCGTAGAACACCAATACCAGTCATCTTTCACTGGTTGTTTTCCGCAGATAGCTAAGGCTGCATTCAGCATAACCTTATGTTCATACCCTAAGACACTCTCTTGTAGTGTAGGAATGCGCCAACTTAATCCACATAAGTCCAATGCTATGACTTTCTCAGCAATTTCGCTTCCGGATGCAGCCAATGCTTTGGTATTGCCTATTCCATCGGTATCCTTCATGCCTTCTTCTGTGGTTGGATATATCTTTCCTGTTTGCTCTTTCTCCCAATCAAGAAGAATATGGGTATCATTATCCATATCTTCCGGATAGAAGAATAAAGCATTGCCATCATGGATAATAACTACACATTGTGCCTGTTCGTTTTCTTCATGCAGTCCCCAAAATTTAGGTTCTACAAAATTCTTATTGACGGTAAAGATGAATACACCATTACCTACATTTTCTTTTGTGTAAATTCCTTTGCTCATAATAGTTATATACTCTTATTCGTTAATCATTAAACAAATCAACAGCTTTCGCAACCCAATACCATATCACGAAATAAAAAGCGTATTTGGCTAATCTTTCGCAAGCTTGTGAAGGCTCTAACCCAACAATGAAATTCCACGTATTATACTCATGTACACAAATTAGATATGATATAATGATAGAAACCAGTATATATATAAATCTTCTCATATAAGTTTTAATGCTTCTTGTATCCCGGCTTCCAGTGCTTCCTCGTAGGTGACATATACTTTATAGCCATTCCCTTTGTTTATTTCGTTCTCCATCCAGTCGCTTTCTTCTGTTGGAACATTGAAATCACAAAAAGAAAGCTTCCATCTTTTTCCAATAACAGGTTCTACATATACATACACACCTCTTATTTTACGCAGCCACTTTTGGGCGATATACAATGTTGGACACAAAAATTCAACTGGTTCGTCATCTATTTCCGTACAACACGACATACTTTGCGGAAGGTCATATTTTGCAATAACCTTATTACGGTCTATTAGGTGTTCACACTTCCAATTGAAGCCCTTATCTTTCAGCTGCTTCGCAGTCTCTAATGTTACGAGTTCTTCGGTCATGGCTATTGTCTTTTCAAATTAATAATCTTCGTTTCGTAGTTGCCAACCCCCTTTTTATGGGTACGGATAATCACTATACTATCATTGAGATAAGTCACGCTTCCCTCGTTTGTACGGTGTTCTATAGGGTATTCTCCAGAGTTATTGCACCCGAATAGTGCAACTGTTGCCAAAATGATAATTATTTTCTTCATACTTTAAAGTGTTCAATCAGTTCGTTTACGGTAGCCTTGTGAATAGCGTCCAAATTCACGTCAATATCATTGTAAACCCAATAGGTAGAGAACTTGATTTCCGGGCACAGAATCCATTTATCTCCATCGGTAAACCATTGAAACTTATCTGTATCATCTCTAAATGCAGCGATAGCCAAGAAAAGCTCTTCGTTGGTTCCGCAATCAACACTATCGGTTTCGTCAGGATGTGGAATGTTACTGAAAAACTCAACACTATATAGACTGTATTCGGGTCCAGTGAAAATACATAAATCTTCGTTAAGTTCCGCCCCAAATAATCTATATCCCAACTCCTCCAACTTCTTCCGAAGCTCCGGTGTACTTTTTCTTATAAAGCACGGTGTTGTAAATCCCATAGTCATTCCTCCTTATCTATCTTAATATCTGTTACTTTGCCACGATTGATAAAACGTTCATCAGAATTATGCCTTCCAGCAATTAATGCACATAAGAAAAAATCTATTTTATCGCATTTTTCTTCCAAGCTGCAATTGTCACACGAGTAGTTTTCTCTCATTGGCACAATTTCATGCAGCACTCCGTCTATTATTATTCCGTTCTTTATTTCCATCTGTTTCTTCTTTTAGATTCAATTCGTTCCCAGTCAATCCAAATAAACATAAGTATAGGAATGACTATCAATAATGACAAGCAAAGTATTGCTACTTCAAGAAAATCGATTACTTCCATATCATCAATCATTAGAAGTTACACCCAAACATAGCACCTTGCTAGAAACGCCTATATCGTCAAATTCCAAAGTAAGATATTTCGTATCATAAGGATAAGGGTATCTGCAATGTTTCAATTCTTCCTGTGTTAATTTGCGTCTGATTCTCATCTCAATTTCGTAATCATCGGAAAGGTTCTCAATGATTTTCCTAAGTTGTCCTACATTCTTTATTTCCATAGTTATAACGTTAAGATTATATTGGTTTTTATATGCTCTATGGGGGAAACAGTTAACGCAGATTTATCCTTTTCTCTACATATACAAAGCATGTTGCTGACTTTTAAACCCGTTTCGGCTTCTAGCTTTTCCAGAATATGAGCTATCTCCATTTCGGCTTTCGCTTTCTTATTTTTTGCAGCTTCTATATCCATGGTTATTTCCCTTTCAATTTCTTTATTAGTGCATCGGCTGCTCTCAAGGAACCTATTGCAATATCATCATAAGTTTCACTGTCATCGTTTATTCCTAAAGCAATACAATACCCTTGCATAGCAGCTTTCGCCAATTCATAACGCCTTTGCTCCCAATCAATAGTTTCAAAATTATCAAAGAAGTCGAGTTCTGACACTTTGAAATACCTACCATTCACTAAGGCAGTCCCAACGTCGAATAAGCCTTCAACCTCTACAATCTCTCCAGTCTCTTTTATTCTCGCTTTCATTATTTACCCTCCTTTTCAACATATCCGTTTTCAATACACCAGCACAACATATCGTAAGCCGCATCAATAATATTTTCAGACTTTTTCGAGATAAGTTCTGTAGCATCAGATTTATAGTAATATATATCCCAATATCCACAAGACGGTTCAATGCAAATCTTATAAAAATCGGAACTTATAATTATAAGTGTCGGCAGCTTGTCGAGAATGTCCTGCAAAGTGTAAGTGGGAATTATTTCCCAAAATGCACTATCTCGTTTTTGATTAATTACATCTTCATATATTTCAAGTTCCCATTTTGCATTTTTATAAGAAAGAGCGTAGCACCAACACATGCTTCCATCGCTTGTGTCCAGCCCAAGCTCCTGCAAATGTTTCATCTGTTCGACTGATAATATTTGTTTTGATTTCATAATCATTGCTTTTTATTAGGTATTAAATCATCCAAATACGCCCATTTTTCAATGGCATCTTTGGAGCACTCGTAATCATCGCACTCTTCATCGTCCCAGCACTGCTCTGTTACATTCCAATAGCGGACACCGTAACCAGTTCCAGTGCTTAATTTCCCATATACAAGGCATGGTATCTGCGGATAATGTTCATTTTTGTATTCTCCATGAGCTTGTGGCACTTCATCTTTAGTCTTGTGCCACACGCTGTTGATATGCCAGTTCGCACCGGCAATAAATCCTTCTTTAAATTCATCTGCACCACATTCGCAACAATCGAATGCTGTATTATGACCGTTACAATGTTCGCAATATTCACGTTCTGAACATGGATAGGTTCCATTACAATTATAATGCTTATGAATTGCTTCCCTTGCTGCTTCTTCTACTGTCTGTTTCATATCACTGTTAGTTATACGTTAATCTTTAAAAGCCAATTCTCCATTCATAAGTAATGGCAGCATTGAATCTCTAAGTTCGGAAAGAAGCCTATTCTCTTCATTATTTAGGTAATAAATATGCTGCTTATACATATTCATAAAGAAAGGCATGATGCTTGACAATATTTCCTTATCAGTATTCTCAATACAAAATACTTTACTATTGGAAGATTGAATATACTTATTCTCAATAATTTTCTCTTTTACTTCGTAATTCTTGAATGATGCAAAACTTTCATTCATAGCTTTCACTACTTCATTGGATGATTCGCAATCTTTTATAATTTCTGTAAGTCCAAGACGTTCAGCCCATACCTTATTAACTGTCACCTTAATAACATTACGTTCTCTGATGACACGGTTAATATCTGATATTATAGCGTTGAAGTCTCGATGAATAGTTCCTTTTAATTCTATCGGCAGATATGAGCCAATAGTAAGATTGTATCCCTTTTGCTCCAGTTCTTCGATTGAAAGCCTTTTAGAGAATGAATCCTGTTCTTTTACTGTAAGTTCGCATATAGCAGCAATCTGTTCATCTGAAAAAGTATTAAATTCCTTTTTATAGATGCGGTTGTAATGAGAAGCGCCACCTTCTCCACGTTGTTCTCTTACTTCAACAGATTTCATTCCCTCCGCATTAATCAGCATCACATCTTTACTCGTTTTCTTCTTATCAAACAAAAGTATGCAAGTCGCTACAGAGGTAGACTCAAACATCTTTTCCGGCAAAGAAATAGCAGCTTGCAGCCATCCCTTCTCAATAAAGTATCTCCTGCACTCTTTCTCTTCTTTGCTTGTAAGCACACCTCTGGGAAGAATCAACGCACATCTTTCACTCCTTTGCAGGCAATGCGCCACGAAAGCAAAATTACAAGTGTATTTCTGAGGTAAAGCTTTGATTATTTCTTCAGATACAGGAACTTTTAAATTAAATGGCGGGTTGGAAATGCCTACATCAGCTTTTAGAAATTCTGTTTCCGGAAACATCGGACGCTGTATAACTCCATATGCTGAACCTCTGATTACCTTATATGAACCGATAATATCACCAGTGAGAATATTTTTGTTTACCACTGTCGCATCAATATTACGAATACAAAGGTTAAACAGAAGGATAGGCAATACATTCGTATCCAATTCTTCGCAAACAAACTTTAAATCCGGATTAGTGCACCACTTTTGAATAGTCAGAGAACCGGAACCAGCGCAACAATCGTACACAACTTTTTCGCATGGTGTATAGCTAAGAAAAGCAACCAGCTTAGAAAGAGATACAGGTGTATAATCCTGTTTCTTTTCCTTTCTGTCTGCGTGGTAGAACTGATATACCCTTTGCATCCAATCTACAGTCAAATCAGGGCATAACTCTTTGTACTTCTCAAAATACAAAGTGGGATTCTGAGAAAACAAAGCAAACATAACCTTATCAGGCAGTGTAGTAATACTGCTACATCCGAAGATGTCACATATCTTTAATGTCAATTCTTTTAATTCCATATTTACTCTTTCATTTCTTTCTTTTTGATTTAATCTTGATTGGATTATTTTTTGTTCCAGTACCGAACCATTCTAAGCGGAAACCGTGTATCCGGAGCCAATATTTAAAAGCGGGGATAGTTGTCTGTTTCATATTCTTCTCGATTAAATTATTACCATGACATCACGCTTTCTGGCGAATATAGAATCCGTTATATAGTACGTGATGGCTTTCTCTTCCGCATCTCTCAATAATTCATGTTTAAGAATCTTATAGTAGGAGTTGGTATGTTCTGTATAGACCATGATTTCCCTTACCCGTTTCAAATCGTCTAAAAAGGATTGAGGGTTATGTTCCTTTATTTTCTTTATATTCATTTGTTTTCCTTCCTTTTATTCCGTTCCCGATTGTCTTCCGAAACACACATCTTGCACCATGATGTCTTGATGTGATACGCCTTTCCGTTGCGATAGATTGTCCTGTCATAGAAGCAGGATAGTAGAAACTGTCTTTTGCAGCGGCTGCACACCTTGCGTTCTACACCGTCCACCATCACCCGGTTCCTCGGTTTCCGCTTCACTATCTCGCACAGACCGCATTCGGATGCACCGTACTTCCGGCAATAGGCAAGGGAATGCTTGCCACATTTCGCGAAAGAGGTGCAATCGGAGCGGGGGACTGTCTGATGGATGTTCATACTATTTGCCTTTTTCTATAGATTCTATTGCCAGGAATATCTCATACATTACTTGTGGTAAAATCGCATTGCCGTATGCCTTTATCGATTCCTGCCGCCACTTTGAAAAGGCAATACCGTCCAATCTGGTGGAAAACCCATCATCTCGGCTACAAACAGGGGATTGAGTTGGGAAGCGTGACCAGTCTTCCGGGCAATAAGGTGGTTCAATTGGCTTTTTCTCGCTTTTCCGTCCTTCCTGTCCGCCGGAGTTCCTGTATTGTAACAGCTCGCTGTCGGAGTAGGCAACATTCCGTTTACTGCCATTGCTGTCAAAGCTGTGCCCATTTGACTGTTCGGATTGTATTTCTTGCTGTATTTGTCCGCTTCCCGAGCATTGGGAGTAGGAAGAAGCCCCATCTTCGCGGAAAGTGCCAATGTCGGCCGTTCCTTTGCGTTCGGTGATAGTGACTTGTTGATTCTTCCCGTCCCTCCATCTATGGCTGTCGGTGTCGGAAGCAGCTCTACCGGATAGAATGTTGTCTTCCCATTTTCGTTGCATACCTTCAACCCCTGCGTCTGCACGGTGGGCAATAAAGAAGACACGGTCTCTTCTGTGCGGCGCTCCGACGGCACAAGCCGGAATAACAACCGGTTGGACGAAATATCCTTCACGTTCAAGGTCGTTACACACTGTTTCGACGACGTATTCCTGCCGATGCAATATTCTTTTTCGGTCAACCTCTCCGAATAGAGATTCTTCACGTCCCAACGCAGTTTCACTACCGGGTTGTACCATCGAGAGGATTCCAGCAACGTTTTCACCAACAACCCAATCGGGCTGAATCTCCCGTATCGCTCGTAGCATTTCCGGCCAGAGGTAGCGGTCATCTTCCGCTCCCTTTCGCTGTCCGGCGCAAGAAAAGGGCTGGCAGGGGAAACCTCCGGTGAGGACATTGATTTTTCCCCGCCACTCTGTAAAATCTGTTTTCGTGATGTCTTCATAACTTTTGCTGTTTGGAAACCAATAATCAAGTATTTTTCTCCCGAACGGGTTTATTTCACAATGGAACACGTTTTTCCAGCCCATTATCTCGGCAGCTATTTCCGGGCCACCGATGCCGCTGAACAGAGAGCCGTGTGTCAATTCGCTTTTCTTCATTTCCATAATTCAGAACCACTCTTCATCCACTCCGACCTCTACCGAAAGCCAGTCCATGAGGAGGGTTATAAGGTTATAAATAGGTTTCATCTCACTAAACTTTTATTGCGTTGGCAATATTATCCGCATCCGAAAGTTTTCTTACCAGCACATCAAACGCTGCTGTACACCGCTCTGTGTTCATATTGACCGTTTTCCCGATTTTCAAACTATCGGAAGCAAGGTTCATCATCCTTGCCACATTGGAAAGCTTCAGGTATTCCAACGTAAACCCGTTAAACCGTGCATCTTTCTTCCGAAGTTCTTTAATCCTTTCGTCGAACTGAATACAGGAGTAATCACACAATGTCCTTGCAAGTTCGAACCTTGCAATCTCTGCGGAATGGGATATGCCGTTATCGTCAAGAGCCTGCTTGAACTGCCAATACAACATATCCACGTGCTTGTTCACTTCTTCCGTATACTTGTCGTTGCAGTCGGCAAAAAACTCGCTCCGGTCTGAACCGATAACGTTGTTTACAGTACGCTCGTATTCCTGTCTTGCCTTGTCGGCATCATTCAAATACCGTTTGAATGCCTGTCTGTAATAAGGCGTTCTCTTCATCGCATGCAGGCTCTCGATAACCTGCCCGCAACAGATGTCGTTCGTGAGCAATATGTTATAAGTGCAGAGTACTACAAGGTTCTCATACTTGCTGATTATCTTGGTTGCTGCATCGGTAGTCATTGCCTTGCGTGTTCTGCCTTGTTTATATTCTTGTTTCTACTCTCTTTTGCAAGTTCATCAATCATGCGCTGATACTTCCTTGCCACCAACGGGCAGCGTATGCGCATTGCATTGTCACGCTGCCACTCCAATTGTTCGATTTTCTTTTCAATCTCTATGTCCATGATTATTTACCGTTTGTTTCTTATTTGGATAAACCCTCGTTTTTCGCATTCCCTCAACAGCTCCATATCTTCGTCCCTTATATCACATGGCGTCTCATGATTAACACTCATGTAATCCGATATGCCAAACTTTTTGCATATATCATAGTAAAAGCGTCTTTGCCTGCCTCTTGTCGTCCAACATATTGTAAGTCTCATACTTTATTGTCAAATTTATGTTTTCGCCAATACTTATAACTGGCGTACTCTCCACGTCTATCAAACATTATACGCTCGAATGTACCAACACGCCGCAATGCTTCGTTTGCGTACAGGTCTCCACCGGCTATCTTAGCTTTCAACATCTCAATGTACTCTTCCCGGCTATACTCTTCTCCAGTAAAAACATTAATTTTTTCTTCCGGCATTGAGTGTATCACTTCATCCCGCTCCTTATCGTAAGTGGCAAACCAGCTCATGATGACAGAACCGTCTATTTTGCCGTAAAATCCACCGTATGATGAGTTTTCCCTTGCCCGTTTAAAACAAAGGCAAACGTCCTCAATTCTGAAATAATAATACTTGTCAAGGATAGAGTTTACAATGGATGCTACTTGATAGTCATTCATATCCTCGCGGCTACGGCCGTAAAACAACAGAGTACCTTCTATGAACTTTACAAGAACCGCCTTTATGCAGGTTTCGTTATCTTTCCTCCATTGTGATAATTGTATGGGAGGTGCGTTTATCGCTTGGCTTATGGAAGTTATCTCATTACTGATGTTCTTGCAGATAGCAATCAGATGCCTGGAAGATAGAACCGCTATTTCCTTGCTTGTTAGTGTGATTTCTGTTCCCATTGTCTTTTAGTGGAAATAACCCTTGGTAATTATTACTCATGCTTTGCTCTATTATTGCAATCATCATCTGCTTGTCACCTCCCGAAAGAGTTAATAGCTTCCGGTAACATGCCTCTGCTCCGGTCTGCTTGTATGGCTGCCCCCTCTCTTTTTTGTAGTTGAGCCAGTATATGAATATATCCTTGTATTCTTCCTCTACGAAATAGAGGTCAAGTACCTCTTTCTTCCTTATTGAGTTTCTCCCGTCTATCCATGCTTTCGCTATTTCATTTCGGATTTCGGAAGGATATTTCAACGCATACTCTTCTGATTGCTGCTTTATTGTTTTCATATTATTACTTTCTATATGGTATTAAGAAATTTGTTCACGAAGTAAACTTGTCCTTTGCCACTAACTTTTGTAGTCAATGTAGTATGTAAAACGCCATTACTTCCAGAGCGTACGCCTTTTTTGATTACAAACAACCCTTGTTCTATGTATTTCTGATTTGGCACGTTATATCTTTCTCCATGCTTGCCCAAATATCCGTTTTTACGCATCCATGCAAACAATCTCTTTTCGCCTATATCGTATCCATTCTGCGCAATTAATTTTGCAAGCTCTCCGATAAGGCATGAACTTTCCGCTCCACTAAATGCGTTTGTAAAGGTTACAGCAGGTTTGGTTTCTTCAATTATGTTTTTGTTCTGTTCTTTGAGGATTTGATTTTCGCAAGCCATTCTTTGCTTTTCCTCGCGTTCGCTCTTTAACTGCGTTGCAAGGCTGATAACAAGGTCGGGGTTGTTTATCATCTGCTCCAAAGTTGGCTGCGTGGCGGTCATGCCATATTGAAGTAACTCTTTGATGCGTTTATTGCACCAAATGGCAAAAGCTGGGCTTAACCAACGAGCAAACTCTAAAGCTACATCTTCGTGCATCCAAGTGCCTTGCTCATTATTTCCTCCCTTAACTACTTGAATTAGTGCCGATATGGGAATATGCATATCGGCTGAAAGTGCTTCTGCGAACTCGGTAGTAGTTTTCAATCTAAGCCAATCGCCAACCAATTTACCGAACGGCTTAGCCATTTCGGTTGCATTCACCATTACGTTATCTCCTTTTGAAAAATGAATTATAGTTCCGTTGTAATCGAATTTAATAATTGAAGTATTCATAATATTTAATTTTTTAGATTTTACTCAATAAAAGAACTTCTCTCCTTTTTTTCGGAAAGTGAGGTAGCCCGATAAAAGGCTACCCAACACGATAAGTATTTCAATCATGGCTTTACGGTTTGATTATTCCTGTCCGCCTGAATTCATCCCACTTGTCATACTGCTTCGTATAGACAAGGTAGTGGAAGCATGAGCATTTGAGTTCGATTTCCCTGCGTTCGCTCCATCTTGTCCATTCGAGAAGTTTTTTCGTAAACTCCAGTTTCTTTTCGAACTTTGCGATTTTACGCTTGTCGGCTGCACTTGACTTGGCAACCTTTGGTGCAATCTCGTTCACCTTGTGAAAGACTTCACGGTACACGTCAAATACGGGGCGAACTTTGCGGGCAATGAAGTATTCTAAGCAGGAGACGGAGAGGTGGTATTCTATTGTTGGTCTGCCGCCTTTTGGGTTTTCCGCTTTTTGGCGCAAAACTTGATAATCAACGTCTTGGATGAAGTTTTTAGTTAATTCTTTAGTCGCATTATCTTTTCTTGAATAGGCAAGCATCCAGCAACTATCAAGGTTAACAGGGTAGGGAACATTCAGTTTTGAAAGTTCTAAAATAGCTTTGAAATAGCGTTTGATTTCTTCGGTTGAAGAAGATAATGAAAGGGTGCACGTGTCGTGTGCAGACGTGAGTCCACAATTTACTATACTTCGATTGCTGCTCAATTTCATTGGACTTGGCATGTTATGAAATTTGAGTTATTAAAATAAGAAAGGCTATCGCCTCACGAACCGCCAAGTCCAAGTTATTACATAATCGTAGTAACCCATGTGAGTGATAGCCTCTATATCTTTGCAATATAAACGCAATGCGCAGCCACAAAAAAAATAGCTACTACAAATTATGTCTAATACATGAACTTGGCGTGTTCGCCGCAAAGATACACACTCAAATCAAAATGCCAAAGGAAAACTATATTTTTTTAATCCAAAGTCTTGATAGTAATCTCAACACGAGGATTGTCCTTATCAACGAATTTGCGTGCATGGATAAGGCAGCAGTTGTTATCGTTCTTGATACACTTTATGCGTTGCAACACGTCAAGTTGCAACTTCAAAACATTATCCAAATCACTTCGTTTGCTCGGATAATACACGTCAATATAAAACTCAAATGGCTCATTTATATTTAAATCCCTCAATTGTCCGGCTTGCCAAATAAACGCCTCTTCGTACTTTTTCAGAGCAGGAGTTTTTGCTAAACATCCGTGCCCATTAATTGTTACTATCTTCATGCAATTTGGCTTTGAAGGAGCAACACCCTTTATAGTAGCTTTATATTCCATATTAGATATATCTAACTTTAAGTTCCACATCCACCGGCTTATCTTTCATCATGGAGAAAGCATCGAGTATCCTCTCCTTAGTCAACTGGATAGGTCGGGTCATTATTTCACTCTCTATGTTTTCCAATGGTATCTTCTTTCCGTCATAAGTAATAAGAACCGCAGAAGTTATTACGTAAGGACTCATGTCTTATATTGTTTCTTTACCTGCCTTGCAATCTTCTTGTTCAGCTTACTTAGACGCTCTGCCTGCTTGCTGTCACCTCCAATATTATGAATGTCTGACTTTCGGTCTGCGATAAGCTTCTGAATGATTGCACCTTCGGATTTGGTTATTGTAAGTTTCATAATGAGTTGTAGTTAGTGGGGAAGTTCCGAATCGAACAGAACACGTTATTTTGCTGGATGGTAAAGGATAATAAACTAATGAATAACTAATACTAATTTTAAAACAAAATAATTGGCAATCAAAAAGAATAACCGCCCAATACATTCAACGTTACCATATTCCCCGTTTGCCCGCCATATCTTCACAGACCGAGCAGGCAGGTTAACAAATTGCTCCCGGATAGGCGGTCAAGCCACACCGGGATAGTCAACAACTTAGCTAAAGTATAAATCACTTAACCCGAACCTTTCACGGGACTTCTGTGTGAGCAGAGGGCTTTTAGTTAATAAGTATGGTTATTTATTAGGGATATACCAATCCGGGATATAATCATTCATTTTTAGCCTCACTTTCTATACTGTCGTTCGGAATGACTTTTGGTTTATTTCCGGTCTTATCTATAATAACCGATTTGCCGCCAATTGTGACCTCTGTACACTGTCCCTCCGGGAATCTATTGATAAATCGGGATACTTCTGTATTACTATCATCCTCAGTCTCGTTTGGCTCATACGGATATACATCCATGATGGCGGTTTCCGCTACCGATGCAATTTGGTAGTCGGCCATTGTGCCTTTCATACCCTCATCCAGCTTCTTTACCGCATCACGCAAGTCGGCTGCCTGCACCAATACCTGAGTAGACGTTTTTTTCTCAGCACCGCTTTTCTCATCCAATGTGATGAAAACCAGCTTGCATTTGAACCAACGGTCGGCAGCTTCCTCTTCGCATGGAAACAGTTCGCTGTAGTTGGCACGTTTGATGTCCGATACCGTGAATTCTCCTGAAATAAACGGTGTCATCTCTTCGATGATACGTGCTTCCGCTTCCGTAAAACTGAGTGCATCTACCAGATAAGGTTCGGTAACTTTTTTGTTCATTCCGTTTTCCATTGTTTTTTCATAACGGATTTTACACTCAAACCATGTGTGCATAATTTTCTATTTTAAATAAACGTTTTGTTTCTGTCTATTTCAATCTCCATTAATTGCAATAACCTCTCTTCATCAGGACTTGGAAGATAAACGCCGCATTCGGCACTCGCCCAATTACGAAAACGCTCAATGCTCGTCGTCATTTCCGCTGTATCTAAATCAGTGGAACTACGTAAAACTTCCATTTCTCCCAAAAACTTATCATTAATCTTACGGGTGAATATTGTAGGATTTACTAACTTTTTGTAATAGTTCTGTTTTACGTATTCCAGCGTGTTCCCCGTCTCACAAGCGAAGAAGCCTAAAAGGGTGTGCAGGTATTTGTTCTGCTGCGCTGTCCTCTTAGGCTTCTTTTCCGTCAGTTCCACAATGCAACCCTTTGAGAAGAGATAGTTACATCGTATTTTGAACTGCTCTTTGTGGAGTGGGTTGGATAGGTCGTATTGCATAATATTTTAGAATGGCAAATCATCTTGCGGGGATAATCCCGGAGCTTCCGCAATCTGTTCCGGTGTGGGGGCTGCTCTGAACAGGCTTATATTCCTTGAAATCTCCAAAAATATACTGTATGCCTTCTTTGCGTTCTTCTTGTTTTGGGGCACAAGTAATAAAATGGGTATGCCCAAACTGTGAAGGCTCCTTGCGTTCGATAACCGCCACATTTAAATAAATTTTCTCTTTCCCGTCTTTGCAGATTACTTTCTTCATTTGCTCACGGGGAATGTCACTAAGACAAATACTTCCTGTTAAAATCATAATACTATTCTATTGTTTCTTTAAGTAAATACTTGGTCAAATCTCTGTATTCAGCCCATTCAAGAAATGAGCGAAGCAGATTATAATTATCCTGCTCCATACCATCGTAGCGATAACATGTTATTGCAGGATCATAACGTTTCAACGGAATACCTCTGACATCATATCCATGCTTTTCTTTATCATATCCTTCAAATATGAACAAATCAAAATGAAATATATCTGCATTGAATAATTGGAGATAAAATTTCCATTGGCAAGAATTTATGTAATCGGCATCAATAGGATAAGAATATTTGGTTTTAATATCCCTAATTTCTACGCCATCTATCATATCGGCACATCCTGTTATAATAGCATTCCCAAAGTCCTTATAAAGGCGTATCTCATGAAAAGCATCAGGATGTTCATTCCTGTATGCAAGAGCGGCCTTACATTGTGGTATGTCAAGAATTATCTTGTTTCCCTCAATGTCAAACGCTCGTCCGCTTGGCATTTGTTCCTTTTGTTCTTTCCCGTAATAAAGAAAGGTACGCTCACCTGCTTTAACCTTTTCGCATTTCGGTGTACCTTCTTCCACTATTTTATGAAAAGCTTTTCCAATTCTCGTATATGTATTGCCTTCAAATGCACCTGATATACTGTCAATAACCGATTGTTCAGTTATCTCATAACTGGCGTAATCGCTTTGTTCTATGTATTTTCGGAATGCTTCCAGTTGTGTTACCCTAATAAGTGGTTTCATGCTTTAATAAACATTTTTTTGTCCTTGTCGAATGCGTATCCTTTTGTAGCAAGATTTTTTTGCATTTCAGAGAAGAACGGAAATTGCATGATTTTAGGCAGTGTCTTGGTTGCTTCCATCAATGAGATAATATCTTCATCAGTCATTGCAGCCGCAAGTTGCTCTCGTATTGCTGCAAGCTGCTCGTTGGCTTTTGCTTGTGCTTCTCCTTTTCCTTGAATAGATATTTTGACTTTTGAAACAATGTCAGACATGCAAGTATCAAATTGGGTTGTGCCATAATCTGGAATAGTAACAGTTTCAAGCCCGGCAACATTTTTCCCTACAAAATTATCTAACGGAGCAAAAGATATACAGCGTTTACCATTTTGGATAAATACATATCCAACTTGATCTGCAATTCTAACAAGCAGGTCTTTAGATTGCCCGGTACAATCTGGAGAGTGCTTTATCACATCACCATCTGCAGTTTCTTTATCATGGCAGATAAATATTATATCAGAGCCATTTGAACGAAGAAAATTGACGAACTCTTTGAAATCTTCGCCCATCTGTCCGAAACGTTTTAAAGAATTTGTTTTTAACTTATAGTTGTTTTCAATGGCATATTGGCTCAAATAATCGTCAAGCATAGACTTGGCTGTATCAACTATAATTGTTTTATACTCTTTCATTGCTTCCCGCTCACTATCTATGTCTTTCCAGTTTTTAGCCATTATAGTATCACAACGCTGTACTGCTCGGTCTGCACCTCTGTCGCAATCAATCAATAAGGGGGTATTGGCTGTTGTAGCAACACTTGTTTTCCCACTTCCCGGTACTCCATAAAGTACAATAATAACAGGACGTTCAGGTAGAACGTCATTCTTTTTTACGATTGGCATAATTTTATAATATTAAGTTTAGCAATATCTTGATAGCCCTTGACTAACGCAAAGAAACATCCTTTCGTCTTCGAGTTCTTCAGGTGTATAATCATATTGATTACATTCGAGTTCTGCGCGCAACTCCTCAATGTCTTCCTCTATAAGCTGAATGATTTCTTCTTTTGAAGAATACCTATACTTGGGAAGATAGTCCAAATCGCAAGCTTTGACTTCGTTCAGCTCCTTGTACAGTTCTTCAAGTTCATTTTCCATTGTATTGTGTTTTTAGACCGCCCGTACAAGGTTAAAGGGAAGCGGTGCGCACTTCGCTTCTCTCACGGCTTTTAGTACGGTAATAGCTCTGACCTTTTCTGCGGCTGAATTTGGTTAAGTAAAATAGTACATCTTGCTGTTCCCAACTCCCAACTTCTTCACTCTGATAGTTGTAATGAACGGAAAGTCTTTTTTGGAAATCTTGCTTAGTGCTTCTTTAATAGGAGTGGAGTTTGTAAAGAACTTGCATTCCGTACCTTCATGTTTTATTTTTACTACATATCTGTCTGAACCATGCTGTGTTTTTACACCCGATTCAAAATCAAGTATTTCAATTTCACAGTTAAGAATATCGGTTATTGAAACCTGCGGAACTGGAAATATATGTCGGTCTGCATCAATTTCAATTCCTAATTCACTGAATCTTTTCATTCTTAATAATCTTTTTAATAAGGTGCTTAGAATTACAATGCTTCGCCCAACCCAGCCATGAACAGATTGCCATTTTGTAATCATGCGGGGTTATATTCTTTTTGTTTAATGCAGATACTTTACGGCAAAAGTTTTTCTTTATGGATTTCCGCATCAATGTATGCGTATGAAAAAATACGTATCCCACGAAATCTATTCCCCTGCTATCTACCGGAAAAAACTGATAGTTGCCCTTTAATTGCAGGTGCAGTTTCTCATTAAGATATGAGTTGATTTCAAGAAGAATACTGTGTAACTCTTTCTTGCTGCTGGAAAGTATCACCATGTCATCGGCATATCTGTAATAATATGGCATTCGCTTTTCTTCCTTAATCCAATGGTCGAAATAAGAAAGATATAGATTCGCAAAGAATTGGGAAAGATAGTTACCGATAGGAACACCCGGTGCTGAATCTATAATACCATCCAGAAGGGCAAGCACCTTTATGTCTTTTATTTTCTTACGTATGATACGTTTCAGTATGGAGTGGTCTATTGACGGATAATATTTGCGAATATCCATTTTCAGACAATATTTTGTTCCATCAGCATCTTTCAGGTCTTTCTTCAAATGTTTAACCACTCCATGAATGCCTTTTCCTTTGATACAGGAATAAGTGTGTGAAATGAAAATCGGTGTCCATATATCTTCAAGGATGTTCATTATAGCGTGATGCACAACACGGTCACGAAATGGTAGCCTGTATATCTCACGCTCCTTTGGGTCATGTATAATGAAAGTCGTGTATTGAGAAGTGATATAGCTTCTTTCCGACAATTCTTTGTGCAAGGAAAGTATGTTGTTATCCAAATCTTTCTCAAACTGAATAACTCCATACGTTTTTCCTTTGCCCTTTTTAGCTTTAGAATAAGCAAGATAAAGATTATCTATATCATAGATGCGATGATATAAATTCCCAAAGCGTTTCATAGCCTTTGTTTTCTAATAAGAGTTTTCGGGTTAAACCTACCAACACCGTTTGAATTGTTGTTTTCCACCAAGAGGTGAGGTTTCTGCCCTTTGAAGTTTTACAACATAGGTGAGACCTGCTACCTGCATTCGCATACGCATTATCGTAATTCGAATCGTTGAAAGCGAAAGAGGAAGGAGACAAGGGCAGACGACCTTTGTATGCTTATCCTATCTGGATGTCTTTCCAAATGTCAATAAATTGTTTTGCCGAATATTCCGCAAGTTCGCATGTTTTATAACAAAGGCGAGACCCGCTACCCGCAAGCGCAGACGCAAAAACGTAAAACGAATCGAGGAAAGCGAAAGAGGAAGGAGACATAATGAAATAGGGATAATACTTGTTCTCATCCGAGTTATCCCAGTCTGCTTTCCAGCCTTCATTCAGAGCTTCCGTAATAACTTCCATTTTATATAACGCAATGAAATGCCTGCGCATGTCTTTGGGTAAATCTGAAAAATCAGGGACACCTTTTCTTCCTGTTTCTTCCATTGCGTCTTCAAACGTTTTGATTCTATCCATTACGTTTTGATTGGCAAATATTTCTTTGCCGTATAGATTTTCAAGCATCTGCTTTCCTTTATTGTCCGCTTCTCTCCAAGCCTTTAAAGCGTTCTTTTTATCTACATTTAAAGTCATAATTGTAAGTTTATAGGGTTATAGAATAAATTGTTTCCACAAATCAATGAATTGCTTCCCGCAATAATTGGAAAGCTTTTCGCTTTTCAAACAAAGGCGAGACCCGCTACCCGCACACGCACACGCATCACCGTAAGTCGAACCGTGGAAAGCGAAAGAGGAAGGAGACCCATTAAGCTTGAACCACGGATACCAACGTTTCACGTTAGCATCGCATACATTAAGTTTCTGACCTCCATTTAGAGCTTCCGTAACGATAGCCAGCTTTTGATAAGCAATATCGTGTTCCGTCAAGCCTAACTCCAATAGCTTTTTCTCATCGAGTGGTTCCCTTCCCAACTCGTGGCAAGCATCAAGGTAGGTTTTCACTCTTTCTGTAACGTCTTGTGAAAAGAAATCCTTTCCAAAAGATTCTTCCAATACTGTTTTTAATTCTTTTGAACCGCTCCGATATAGTTCACGGGCTTTTTGTTCACTTAATTGTAATGTTTTCATATAATTGTTATTAATGGGTTTCAAAAATAAAAACCGGACTATCTTCACAGACCGCCCGGCTACGACTAAACAAATACTTCATCTGTAGTGAAGATGTTGCGACACCCGGACTCGAACCGGGACGAGTTGTCAAGCTCCACACATCTAAGGTTTGACATTCCTATCATAGAGTGCTGCGTCTACCATTCCGCCATGTCGCAGTGTTTCCCGACCAGCACGTGGACGGGACTGTTTATATTAAAAATTTATCATGAATTATTCACCCTCACGGGCTTATTGAGTAATTTTTAAGAAATCAGGAGAAATCCCATATAAGGGTGTTTTACCATCCCATTTATCAATAAATTGTTTGTATAAGATTTCTTTCGTCAATCCTCTTGACGTAATTAGAGCCTGTTCTGTCTTTAACTGTTCAAGCTCGTTTCGTTTTCTCTGTTCTGCTATTTGCTGGTCTAACACAGAGATATTGGTATTAACCTCATTACGGCTATCAATCTTTTCACGTACTGCTCTTGAAAATTCAAGCTGCGCGGAAAAAGTCAACAATTGAAGCCCTCTTTTCTCAAATTCTTTATCTACTATCTGTTCCAGCCGTTTTTCAAAAAGAAGAGAACCGCCATCAGCCATCAAGCTGTCTGTCTTATGTTTCCGGCTTTCTTCTTTTATCAAGTCATAAATACGCGGTTCAAGTATGTTGTCTTCAAGGCTTTGCATAAAGCCATCTTTCCCGGATTCCGTATCGGCTTTATCTATATGTTTATTATCGAATACAACATCAACAGCCCTATTTTTTATAACTTTATATGAATAGGTGGGACATGCATTAAATTCTGTGTTATCGGCAGCTTTCAAAGTGACAGGTTTGGCAAATTCACCTCTTTGGTCAAATAATGGGACTTGAAACAACTCTGTACCCCATTCCCAAGTGGAAACTCTACCCGATACCACCTTGAAATCCTCTTTCCCTTGCTTACCGTAGTTCTCCATCAGAACCCCAGCATAGTTAGGGGCTACTCTTTCGCAAGAAGCGAATACCAATAAGGTCATACAGACCAATGTCAGATTAATCAATCTCTTCATTTTTTAAGTTTTTAATTAGTTTATAAAAAAAATAAATTATAGTGGCTGATATTACTGCTACGCCTAGCCAAGCGTGTAGGTGATTAAAAATCCTGTTCCCAATAGCAATTCCGATAATCAAAAGTGCTATTAATTTGATGTACTTATTCATAATTCTGATTATTTGGTTATTATTGTTCCCGTGAGCGTTCCGATGGTTGCCTTACTACTCTCAAACATCTATTGAGAGCCACGGGATTATATATAATAAGCGTGTACGGGCGCCTTTCATTACCACCGCATACTTTATACCGATTTAAGACTGTATCGGACGCTTATGTCGTCTTTATGACCTTTGTCTCTTGCGATACGGGCGCCCAAACCGCATACTCTCTACCGTAGGACATTTCGGTGCGAAGAGACAATCACGATAACCAAGCCTATACGGAGTCCCCGCGTTTCCGCTATCCGTAATCTTTGGTTATATTGAAATAAGTCTAAATATCAGATACTTAAACCTTATTTCACATTCAATACGTCAAAGAACTATGTATTTTGCTCCCTCTGCACGACTCGAACGTGCGACCTTCGCTAACCGGAAATTACCGGATACTAAACCTTCGAACAAGTAACCATAGCGATGCTCTGCCTGGCTGAGCTAAGAGGAAGGAGCGTTGTTCACACAACGCGGTTTTAATAGTCAAGACTGTCGTAATACTGCTTGTTGCTCATATACTCGGATACTACCGCCGACCGTGAGCTGTCGTTTATCCGGCTTCTGATGAAGTCATACTTATCGGAACTCATGCCGGATAATACATCATCGTTGTATTCTACACGACTGCTGTATATACATCCCGCCATGATTGCTATTATTAGAGCAATCCGAAGAAGCAGGGAAGTGATTCTATTTAAGTTGTAGGGTTTCATCTTTCCAAATATTTAATCAATGCCGATTTCTTAAATCGAAGGAGTCTGCCGTTTTTTGTATGAGGAATATTAGATATATTGTTATACAAAGTACCAACACTGCACCCAAGAATATTAGCAGCCTCTCCTACCCCAACCCATTCATCCGAACATTCAATCACTGTTTCCTCTACAATCCTTTTCACGTCCTTGCGCATAAGTTTGTACAGTTCTTCTGCTAATATTCTTGCTTCTGTGCGAGTCATAACTTTTTAATAGCTGTAATTGTAATTTCCCATGTTTTCGTATTAATAGACACCTTATATCTCTCTACATCTGGTCTTGGGTCTGCTAACGCGGCTCTATAAGCAACAGCTCTCGCTGAATCACAAGCTCTGTAATCACTTAGACGTACAGTAAGCGAAGTTCCTGGTTTAATCTTCAAAATATCTTCTCTTGTTATTTTCATATCATTTATTATATAAATTTTCTCACTTTATTTGTTTTTTCATAGAAAATAGCTATATTCGCCGACATAAAAACAAATACAAGCGGCTTTTATGGTTGCTTCTATTTTTTATGTCTTGTTGTTGTCGTTCTTTCGTTCTAACAACAATGCAAAGATAGTCCTATTTTTGGGACACACAAAATAAATAGTCCTATTTTTAGAACTATTATACATGTTATAAAACATATTTTATGTAAAGTTTTGATTAATATATTGTTATGAGTAAGTATGGAAATACAATAACGCTAATATTGTCTGCAATATCTATCATGGTATCTGTGGCGGCTCTATGTAGAACATATCCGCATACCTCTGATTTGGGAATGGACTATCAAGGGGTGATAGTGGGGATATTAGCGTTGCTGGTTACGGCTGTCATCGGTTTGAACATTTATACCCTTGTAGATTTCAAAAGAGCCACCAAAGAGGTTGAAGCATTGAAGAGGAAATTACATACGGACTCTAACACCAATCTTGCATTGGGGTTCAATAGCGCGTTTATGATTTATCACTATCTATCCACCGGAAAGTCTCCATTAGGTCTTGATTATGAACTTATCAGAAGCGGATTGCTCTGCCTTAAATATCTATCAGAAACAGATAATATTGAAGCATGCAATGCTATCGTGAAAAACATAAAACTAAGCATGCAAGAATTAAAGACAATAGAGATAACGAAACAGCAAAAAGAAGAGCTAGTTTCTCTGATTCTTGACATAAAGAATCACCGTTTGATAGATGGTTTTCAGGATGTAGTTCATCTCGTTTCTTGTATAGTTCCCGAAGTTCGGCATCCTCTACCTTGTGGAGTATCATAGCGCACTCCCTCAGCTCTTCCAATTCTTTTGGAGTATATCTTACCGCTCTATGAGAGAGGAAATTGCTGGTCTGTTTAGTTATACGGTTTTTCTGTTTTGGCATATTTTTCATAATTCGCTCTTTGAAATGTTGTACAATCGGTTATTATTCAAATTCAATGTATAATATCTATTCATTGTCTTAATATTTTATATATTAAATTATCACGCACGTATGTGTTTATATACGCTGTGTAATCCCATTCTCTCTGTAAATAATATATGTTCCCAAAATAGAAATATCATAAATAAGCAGCGTTAATGGGATTATCAAACGGATTTTCATAAACAGGATGCTTGGACACTTTGAGATTTGATGATTCTACACGCTTCTTGTGATTATAAATAACGTGCTTATATTTCTCGGTAGTCCCTCTGTCGCATATAGAGTAAGAACAAGGAATGACAATCCATCCGCTTCCGTCTTTGGGGTTATAGATAAAATGTTTCCTTCCCGTTCTTTTGCGCCACTCCTCAACGGTGTTGGCATTCACGGTATGGATAACCATTTCCCCGTGCGCCCTTGTCTTGGAGATTACTCCGTTTCGGAACATTTCATTCATCAGTCTGTGTGCGGTACTTTTGCTTGAACCGGATATATTTCCAAGTTTGCGCAAAGTCAAATCCTTGGTAAGGGCACAACGCTTTTGTTTCGGTTTCCCGTTACTCTGCGGAAAGTTGTCCCTATCAATAGAATTGACTGCACAAAGAAGCATAATACAGTTCAGCTCATGCACGAGCATGCGAATTGAATATTCCTTCTTATTCAGTTTATAGCAATAATCAGAGGTGTAATTAAAAGGTGTACGCCCTATTGACCTTTTGATTTCCTTGCTTTTAAAAGTGTTTGCAAGAAAGCTGCCTCCTTTTACGGAAAACAGAAAACTGTCGTTTAATGCTCCGTTAATAAGGCGTTTGGCTTTATCGTGAGAAATATGAAACAGTTTCATCACTTTATAAGGGGTTACATCGGTAAGTACAGAATTTGAATACAGACACTTGATACCAATAGCAAAGGCAAGCAATTCTTTTTCAGCCTTGCTTGCCTTGTATCTTTTGATTATATCTATTGGTATATTAAGTATGTCCATTGACCGATTGTATTTTATATAAAGAATGAATCCCGTAATAGGTAGCAGCTATCACAGGATTCATCTCATATAATTAGCCCGGAAAGGGGTAAGTATAAACAATGTCAATCGAACAACTGCTACTTGTTACGTGTGCAAAGATAGTCCTATTTTTAGGACTACAAAAGAAAATAGGAGATTTTTTATGAACGATGTGACAAGAAGGTTTATAGAAACCTATAAAGAAATGGGGCTTACTGGATATAGAATGGGGAAAAATTGTCCTTCTATAACTAAGCAGAAAATATCAAATATAGAGAATAATCTAACAGAAGCCAGCATTGACATGGTGTCTAATTTTTGTGAAATATATTCAAATGTCAACGCCAACTACATCCTCACTGGCAAAGGACCTATGTTCATAGAAGATGAAGATAGCGGTTCGAGTCAGCAGGACACAGATTCCGTGTCTCTCTCTTACGATGAGCTGTCAAGGCTGTATGAAACAACCGTTTCAAGATACGAAAGGCTTTTTGGTAAACTGAAAAAACAGTTTAACGAGCTTGAACAGACTATTGCGAAAGCAAGAGACGAACTTGAACAAGCGCTTTTAGACGTAAAAAATGTATTGGAAGAAAAAAAGACAGCTTAAGAACAACCCCTATTTTGTAGGGGCGGTTCTTACTTATTTTTAAAATCCGGTAACTTTTGAATGTAATATATTCATTTTATAAACCGGATGTTTATGGTACAGTTCAGATTTATGCGTTTCAAAGTCTTTTTCCAATACGGAAATTCTTTCGTGGGCCAATTCAAGGTCCTCGGATAGTCGTAGTAATTGTTGCGTAAGAATTTTAATTTGCTTCATCATACAGAGCGCAGAAAGGTTAACTTCTTCCATGATATTACTTTGTTTATTAAAAATGATAGTTTGTATAACATATAACATCATTGTTCAATAAATGTTTTGAATATTCATATGTTATTAAGCATGTTTTTGTGAAATAAAATTATTACTAAATATTTAATGAAAAAAAATACAGAACAAAACGAAAGGGCGATAGACAGGCTAAAGGCATTTGCTCACTATGCAAGGTATGAACTGAAAATTGTAAAAGGATATAGCTCCTTTGAGTTATACTGCAATATAGCCAATGGGTATATCAGTAATTCGGATAAAAGCGGAAAAGGAAAAGGGACGATAGGAAGTGATATAATATCCCGGATTTCCGAAGCTTTCCCTATGCTTAATGTCAAATGGCTATGCTCTGGAAAAGGAAATATGATAGATGATACCTGGAAATACGAACAACAGATTAGCGAAATAAAAAAGATACTATTGTGATACCATGTAGTAATAAACATATATAACAATATGATAATCAAATAAATAAGTTTCATAACACAATCCCAAGCG